TTATTCTAATAAGGAACTAATCCAAGAATAACAACTATCTAATTCTTTATCACTTATTAAATCTGACCTATGTTCAAACATTATCTTTACATTCTTATTTTCCTTTGTAATAATCTTTAAGTAATTTTCGATAGGTGCCCAGCCATCTTCTACTTTTAAATTTGGTAAAGTAGGAAAATGATTATTTTCTAAATTTCCAGTTACTTTAACATTCCATAAATGTACTACTTCAGTATACTTTGCAAATCTTTTGATAATCTCTTTTTCATTAAAATCTAAATCTATTTTACTTTGTAAATGAAGTCTCCCTGTATCCAAACATATCTTTATTGCTTTGTATTTTTCTAATAAGGCTTCAAGAAAGTTATCCTCACAAACATATTTGTTTAAAGCATCAAATTCTAATACAGGAATAAAATTATATTCAAGACTTTTTTCTGATAACCAAGAAAAGAGATTTTCACTGTATTTTTTTAATTCGATAGTTGGATAATCTGATTCATATGTATATTCACTTTTATCTGCAAATCTCCAGTTACTCATATCGAAATCATTTTTCAAAATAACTGGTTTAGGATAATGAAATAGGATATATTCAGGGTTAAGTCCCTTCTTCTTGATATAATTTAATTCTCCTTCAATATACTTATAAGCATTTTCCCTTGTTTCTTTATCTAATGATAAAAACTGTTGGTCTCTTAAATTTGATATTCCAGACCTTAAAGGAAAGTGTATACCAAATTTAATGCCTTTTCTTTCAGTTTCGTTAATTAGTTTTTCTATGTCTCTTTCATCTTCAAAAAGACACATTTCTATTCCATAAAAGTTTTCTCTAAAATCTCTATTAAATTTTATATTATCGTATTTCCCATACATTCCAATCATAAAATTTTTCATATGCTTCCCCCTTTAATAACAATACTAATTCGCATTTAACTACTGTTGCGACTTACTTAATACTTTTTAATTTATCTAATTGTTCTCTTAATCTTTTATTTTCATCTTAAAGTGAGCAACTACACCATCATAAGAAACACCTTTCTCACTGACTCTAAGACTCAATACACGCTCCTTTAGTCTGTCTTTTCCATTGTATAATAATTGTGTGGTTGATGTACCTTGATGATTTACAAGTTTGCCATATATTAAATAACTATACCTATCTGTTACTGCTCAACTAAAATCTTTCTTAATATGAAGTTAATTATTTTTCTTTTTACTTTCTTCTACTGATTTTCCAATGTTATAACCACTTCTATCTTAATAAAATACGATTCTAATCTATAACACTAATAATATACCATAAATATCAAAATAAGGATATACTCAATGTCTTACTACAAAAAAATAAAGATATGAGTGTATTTTTCGCAAAAATGAGTATACTAATAAAATTCATAATATAATGAAAAGGAGCTGTTATATTTGACAAATAAAGGTATGGATAAAACAACCGAAAAAGAAACTTTAAATAAACTTAAAATTGAACCAGTTCAAAGTGGTATTGAAGTATCAGAAAAAGAAACTCTAAATAAGCTTAAGATTGAAGCTACTCAATATGCTCAAGGAATTGGCGTTCCCTTTGGACAAATTTCTAATGAAAATGGCATCCCAAGTCAAAGCGATTCTGTAAGTGAAACCAATAAAAGCATTTAAAATAATTTCCTTAAATAATATGGTAGTTTAAAATATAGGATATGTTTTAAACTACCATATTATTTAGTTCTGAAATACAGCGTCTTTATTTGTCCTTTTCTTTGTAAAACTGTACTAATTTTTGTTGCTTTTCCAATTCATTAATTAAGTATTCAAGTTCCTCATGTGATAACTCATTAGCTACAATATCAGCTAAAACTTCTGCATATTTTTTTTCAAGCACTTCTCGATTTTTAGGTAGTATTAATGTAACAGAGTACATAATATATCCTCTCTTTTCTAAAAGAGCATCCCATATATAATATTCATTTTGATGCCGTGATGTTACATTAATACAAATTTAAATTAAGTATATAATACGAATACCTATAATAATATATTAACTATAGGTATCTTTATATCTAATATCATGTCTCTGAAGGTGATATCTCTAATGAAAATAGCAATTTACAGTCGTAAATCCAAATTTACTGGCAAAGGCGATTCAATAGAAAATCAAATTGAAATGTGTAAAGACTATATTTCAAAATATGTAGATAAAAATGTAGAATTCATTATATATGAGGATGAAGGCTTTAGTGGTGGCACTATTGATAGACCTAAATTCAAAAAATTAATGCATGATGTTCAAGCTAATACTATAGATAAATTAGTATGCTACAGACTAGATCGTATAAGTAGAAATGTAGCTGACTTCTCCTCCACCCTAGAAATTCTTCAAAATTATCACGTGGATTTTATAAGCATAAGCGAGCAATTTGATACTTCTACTCCAATGGGCCGTGCAATGATATACATAGCCTCTGTTTTTGCTCAGTTAGAGCGTGAAACCATTGCTGAAAGAGTGAAGGATAATATGATGGAACTAGCTAAAAATGGCAGATGGACTGGTGGTAAAATACCATTAGGTTTTATTTCAAATAAAAAAGTATATATTGATGAAGAAGGTTTAAAAAGACAGTTCCCTGTGCTTGAAATAGAACAGAAAGAAATGAGCTTTGTAGAACTTTTATATAATAAATATCTAGAGCTTGGAAGCTTACACAAATTAGAAGTATACGTAACTGAAAACCAGTTAAAATCAAGAAATGATGTTATGTTAGAAAAATCAAGTTTAAAATTAATTCTTCAAAACCCTATATATGTAAAAGCCAATGATGATGTGCTAAACTATTTACAAGAACATGATTATAATGTTTATGGAAAGCCTGACGGCATTCATTCACTTCTAACCTACAATAAAACAGAACAATCAATGAAGAATGGTAAGCATGTAAAAATTAAAAAGGCTAAAGAAGATAGGCTTGCTGCTATAAGTAATATTGAAGGTGCCCTGCCTCCTGCTCTATGGCTTGATGTTCAGCGGAAGTTTGATGAAAATAGAGATAAGTTTCCTAGACTTGGCAAAACCAATAATGCTTTACTAACTGGGAAAATAAAATGTGGTAAATGTAATGAATATATGCTAATTCAACATGGAAAAGTTTCAAAAACTACTGGGCAAAAATCATTCTACTATGTATGTTCTCTAAAGCGAAAATCTCATAAAAAGCTTTGTGATTGTGCAAATGCTAATGCATCAAAACTAGAGGATCTAGTGCTGCTTAGTTTAAAGAAACTTTCAAAAGCTAAGTTATCCTTTATCAGTGACCTTAAGAAAAAATATAATTCTGAATGGAAGAATAATGGCTTAGATGAAAAATTAATGCTAACTAAGGCACTTTCTGATAAAAAGAAACAAATTAGTAATTTACTAAATGAGCTTTCAAAAGAAGAAGATGAATATATGAAAGGTCTAATTCGTGATAAGATTAAACCCTTTAAAAAACAATGTATGCAACTTGAACATAAATTAGTATCTCTAGAAACTGAAACTAAAAAATCAAAAACTAACGAAATTAATTTAAAGATTATTGAAGATATTTTAAATGACTGTGAGATAATTGATAAACTTCCACGTGAAAGGCAAAAACAAATAATTGATACCATTATAGAAACTATATATTGGTTTGGAGAAAGCAATAACAGTAATAATGGCAGAATAAAAATTAAATTTATTGGTACGGATAACGACTATGAGGAAATGAATTTTACTGACAAGGAATTAGAAGAAAGTAAGTTGCAGTTTAGTTCAACTAGCACATGCAAAATTAATGACAACTTTTTATCCATTAGAGAAATTAAGAAAAATACCAGGACTTGAAACTGTTAAATTTATTGATCCATATTCGGGAGGCAAGGGCAATTCTATTAGATATTTATCCGTTGCACCTAGAACAGATGATATGAAGGTTAAAGGAATTGATAATTTATTTTGCGCTGGAGAAAAAGCAGGTCTTTTTGTAGGTCATACAGAAGCATGAACCACCAAAGTGCAGCAATTACACGAATTTTAAAGATTAACTTGTATGAATCATTATATAAGAATCTAAGTGAAGTTACAATTGGAGATAGAATAAAAAAATTAAGGTTACTAAAAGGTTACAGTCAAAACTATTTAGGTAAATTATTAGACCTATCACATTCAACTATCGATGATTATGAATCAACTAGGTGCTATCCCTCCACAAATATTTTAAATAAAATAGCTAAAACATTAGAAAAACCAATAGAATATTTTTATGATGATTATTATAAATTCATTTTTAGTAATTTTGGTAAAAGAATTAAAGAGTGGAGAACTAACAATAGCCTAACTCTTTGGGAAGCTGGTAAAATTACTGGTATAGATTTTAGAAGCATACAAAATTGGGAAAATGGTACTATTATGGACAGAACATATTTTCAGATATTAATAAAGTTTCTTAGTTAATCTACATAAATATTTTACTTGGTATAAAATCTTTTAAAAATTTCATAACTTTAGAGGATTTTCTATATTTTTGTAGAAAAAGTTCAAGAATTTTTTACTGCTTACAAAATTGAAAAAGCTCCTAAAGGTATTGGAGAATCAAGAATATATATAAAAACTCTTATAAGGGCATTGCGTCACTAGATAAATTAATAATTTCTTGTTTTGAAGAAATTGAATAAACTTAAAATTGTCTTGCTATATTATTATAAATACTTGTTTATATTCTTGAATTATGGTAAGAATTAAAATGTAATTCAACTTTCACTTTCAAACATAAAGAGAGCGTTCCGGAAGGTGCGTTCTTTTTGTGTGAAAATAGAGTTAAAGGAGTAACTATTAAGCTACTCCTTTTTCCATATTACTGATTCTAAAGCATGTATACATTCAAATAACACTCATTATTTTTTAAATTTTGTCTAATAATTCTTTTTTCTTTGTTTCAAATTCATCATCTGTTAGTATTCCAGATTGTTTTAGTTCTGCAAGTTTTCTAATTTGTTCAGGTATATTATTACTATAATGCGGGGTTTGCGAAGTTTGAGAGGTTGACGACTCTCCTATTTTATTATTTATAAAAGTACAAGCTTCTCTGAATTCATTTGCTAATGATTTACTAGTAATAGATATACAATTCGGAGCTTGTTTTGGATCGCTGCCTTTGTCATTCGACCAATAACTTTTAGCTGTGTTTTGCATCCCTCCTGCACTTAATTCGAAATATCCGCTTAATAGGTGGTAATTCACTGTTGCCCCAGCTATATTTTTATATGGCATTTGAAAGACGCCACTACCGAATGTATGTCCAGTCATGAATCCTTTTTTAATAATAAAAACTTGTTTATCACTACAAATAAGCCATTCTTTATTAGTCCCTTTTAACCACAGCAACACTTTTTCATCATTGCTTAAATTAATTGATTCCATTATATTTTTAGGTAATTCTTTTTGTTTTAATTTTCCCATAATTTACACCTTTTGTATATTTTATTATATTATAATAAATAATTTACAAATTAACAATATGTGAATACATTTATAATTATCTGTAAAAAATACAGATGAGGTGATGATATGAAAGTTAAATCTTTAATTAGAATTGATGTGGCTGCAGTTTCTACTATACTTACTATATGTGTAATATTTTTAACTTTATTGTTTAGAATTTTGAATATTGGCAAGAATTAAAATGCATGATTTGTATATTCATTATCCATATAAGGGCGTGCCGAAAGGTGCGTTCTTTTTTGTATTAAAATAGAGTTGCGGGAGTAACTATTAAGCTGCCTCTTTTAATTATTTGTTTTCGGTTTTATTAATTATTTTTTAAAAATTTAAATCCACTATAGATATACTTTTTAAAAATAAAAAACACTAAGTTATAAACCCTAGTGTTTTCCATGTCGCGACCACGCCTTTAAGCCGAGTTCTGTATTAAAAATTGGTTGTAGAAATAAATACTTATTAATAGAAATAAGTCTCTTGTAAAGCTTGATAAAACTAGAATTATAAGCATATTCAGTAAACGTGATAAAACTGCATAAAAATAGAGTTCTTATTTTTAGTATGACAAAAGTATGGCAAATTATTTTTTGCCATACTTTTGTTTTCTTTACTTTGAACAATTTGTATTTTGTACTAATATATTTATACTACAACTTCACTAAACTTGTAGATTTTATTACATATGTTATGTTAAAAACATTAAATTTTAAAATTTATCTTAATGTATCTTCAAAGCCTTACAAATTCTAACTTTATAATCTAAGATATATTTTACTTTATTATAATATATCTTAGATTATTTTATAGACTGTTGGAAGAATATCGTAAGTTATATTTTTATATTTCTAAAATTATATACTATTTTCTAAAATTTTATTATTTTAACATATACTTTTTATTATAAAAATATTCTAAGTGCAATCATTTTCAATTAAGTCATATGTACACACATCATCATTAATCTTAATAATGCATATAACAAATATCAATAACGCATACATATAATATTGTTCGTGAATTTTTTCCTTTGTTTCACTATTAGCTTGAGTACCATGTTCGCATTTATTTCTAATATCATATCCATTATTAAATTTTTTCTTATTTAAGATAAAGCTTATATATTCTTGCTCTGGTAATGTAAACAATTTATTCGAATATTCAATAAATCCTTTCTTCTCTAATTCATCAAAATATTTTCTAAACTCTAATGGATAACTCCAATAGCTTATAACATCATTTACACTCAAATCATATAAAATAAGTACTATATTAGGATTTTTCCATTTAATTCTATAATACAAATCAACTTCTATAATTTCATGCTCAATAAGCCACTGCAAATCGTTATTTTGATATTCCTGATAATCTTTCATATAAATTTCTTCATTATTTACTAAATCAAAAAAGCAATTATATCTATCTTCAATTCTTCTAATATAACATAACATACATTGATCAGATGAGAGAAAATATTTTATCTTCTTATAAATATCTCCTTTTCCATAAACATATTTTTTATCTACCAAACTAGTTAAATTGCCGTAATCTTCACCTCTTGATGACATTTCTAGAAGTTCATTATCTATTTCTCCATTTTGAACATATAATTTATATTGTTTTAATATTGATTCTAATTCAGGAAATGTACTACGTGCTTTTTCTAAATATGTAGCCTTTTCAGATGGCATTTTCAATGTAAAACCATTAATTCCAAACTCATTTTTTAAATACGTTTTGAAAAACCATTCAATACTATCTTCAAATCTAATTCCTATTCTTTGTAATTCTTTATAATAAGCTGAAATTTGCATTAATGCTAATAAATTTTTACGATTAAATACAACTCCAACCGGATAGTCATGTTTTGATCTTATAAAAATATTTCCAAATACACTCAATTCACTTTTTTTACTTACAAATTTAACACGCATTTGCATATCAACAAATTCAAAAACATATATAAAATTATTCAATAATGTATTAAAATCACTATTTTCAGTTATCCATTTAGTACTATAAGAAAACTTCCAATTATTGCCCTTTATATCAATACTTCTGGCTTCACATTGATTATTAGAAAAGCAAACGTCTGTCTCCATATAAATGCCTGAATTTTTATTAAATAACTTACATTTTTCCTCTTCTATTTTTCTCTTTGCCTTAAGCTTCACCTTGTCTGATAATCTTAATTCCTTGGACGGTTTTATATTTTGAATAATTTCTAACATGTTAATATGTGCTATTGGTAAATCAATATACTTTGAAATTAATTCCTCTTTTTCAGAATTAGTCAATTCACTTGGCAAATAGATTATGTTTTCATTATTATTTTTCATTTCATATTTATCCAAAATAATTTTTGCCATAGATGAATCTGCAATTAAATATTCTTTTATTACATTTCCGTAATACTTTACAATTTGTTGATCATATAAGACTGAATATATATTGACTTCTTTTAGTTTTAATAATTGTTTGAATACATGGTTACTAATATGTTTATATTTTTTATATTGAGAAAACATTTTCCAAAAATCTTCTCTGTATTCAATATCTATTTTTAAATACTCTCCAATTATACTATCATTATTTATTAAAGACCAAAACTTCTCTATAATATCATAAAATTTTTTAATAACTGAATTAAAAAAGTTAATTTGCTCTACATTCCAACTGTTCAATTTAAGACCACTATCAAAATATTGCTTTATATTATAACATTCAATAATATTATTAATATCAATATCATTAATATTATATTTTAGTATTTTATTATTGTACTTCTTTAAAATTGATTCTATATTTTTCAAGTTATAACCTACAGCCATATCCCTAACTGAATAAAATTTAATTCTCCCCATTTTAATCACTACCTTTTTAATAAAATAAATTTGTAAGATATGAATAATAAATTCTGTCCTAACCTAATTTGCTTTTTTTATTTCCGCATGAATTTTTATTAACATTCCTTCATCAAAATAATTATTGCAGACTGATACAATGTCTTTTAAAGGAGCAATTTTGATTGGATTTTCTAAAATTTTTCTAATTCTTATATTGTCTGTATTTATTATTATCTTTGCCTCACTTTGAAATTTAAATCGCTTTTCATCTTTAATAGCTAACTCCATAGGTGAACTCTGACCAAAATCCCACCATCCATATTGTCCAAATTTCTCAAAATCAATATATTTAACACTAGTAATAATTATTTCTTTTATTTTTAATCCAAGCTTCATAAGTCCTTTTATAAGTCTTCGTTCAAACTCATTATAATTTTTAATCATAATAATAGCTGTTTTATCATCTTCATCTTATTTTTCTACATCATGAGCATCTAAATTATCCATAAAATCTCTAAAATATGCTGATGGTATAGTTGTTGTTAATTCACATTTACCTTCTTTATTTTGACAAGGAAGCATACTTTGTTTTAATATATAAAAGCAAAAACATGGTAATTCCATATCTCGAGCTTTCTTTAAATAAATATGTTCCCCGATTCTTAACCGTATTAGGTGTGAATAATTTTCATATTTTTTGTTTAATTTCATTACATGTTCAACGTCAAACACATTAAATGTTGCCATTGTCCCCTCTAACATGTCTCCGCGCCCTTCACCTTTTTCAATAGCATATTTAACCCACAAATTTGGAGTATTAAATTTTATTTCCCCTTATTAAAATTTATTATTTTAACAAATTTATTAACCTTATTAATAAATATTATCATACTAACAAAAAATAAAATTACCGATATAAATATTAAGCTCATCATAATATATGTCGATATATCCATACCTGCATTTATGTTATTATTAGAATTTGGTACTAACACACTTATTACTAATAAAGCTATATATTCAATAAAAAATAAACTTATAATAGTTGTCCCCTTTTTATCATATTTTCTATAGTAAAGTTAATTCTTTTAATTAGAAACCATCTTCCAAAATTAAATGAAAAATTTCCAACTGTACATATAACGCCAATAATAGAAGTAAGTATTACAATTATAGTCTCAAATTTATTCAAATAATCACCCTCACTAACAATTATTTTAATTTCCCAGAAAAAAATTAAATTTTACATATTAACACTTATATACAAGTCATCTATATAACTTGTACACTTAAATTTAATACTATTATCCTTTTGAAATGCACTTTTAATTCTTTTAATAACACTAACCTCATAATTTTTATGCAGAAATGTATTAATTAAAATTCATTAACATTATCAATTCCTTTTTCAAACTTAAATACATATTATTATTATAACAATACATAACTTGTAATAAGTATATCATATTTAATTATTATAACTAAATTATGATATACTTTAACAAAATATATTTTAGAGGTAATTAATATGAATAATAATTTAATTAAGCTACCACCCGAAACTTTCGGAGAATATATAAAAAGAATACGTGAACTTAGAGGATATTCTCAAAGGAAACTTTCAGAATTAAGTAATCTTAGCAACACTACAATTTCAAGAATTGAGAAAGGAGGCATACGGAACTTAGATGCAGATACTATTGTCAAATTAGCTACTGGATTAAATCTTAATAATGAACAGTTATTAATTTATGCTGGCTACTTAGACAAACGAGAAAATAATAAACCTAACAATATAAAAGAATACATATTACTTGGAATGAAAAATCTAGGTTGGATAAATTCTTACGGAGATATTAATAAGGAAACTCTTACATATGTTGAATTCTTACTTAATAGGACAAAAAGCTGTTTGTTTTCAATACTTAAAAGAATATCAAAAAAGTTTAGATATATATGATAGAATATTAAGTTGTATAGATAAAAAAGATTATGAAAAGTATATAATAACTCTAATAAATGCAACTGAAATTTATATAGAACTTAAAGAATACGATAAATCAAAACAATATCTAAATATAATACTTAATAATATGATTAATATTAATGAAGAAAATAAATATCTAGCAGGATTATATTTTGAATTAGGTAAAATATTTAAGTGTTTTAAATATTTTAATAAATCCGAAAAATGTCTTTTAACCTCATTATCATTGGCTAAAAAACAAGCACAATATTTTTTTTCTGAATTAATTTATATATATACATTTACTAATAATCTACAAAAAATTACTAATATAAAAAATGAGGTATCTATACTTATTTCAAAACAAGAAAAAACAGATAACAAACTTATATATAAACTAATAGATTTATATTTGAAAATTGGGAATATTGAGAGTACTAGAGAATTAATTAGTTTTGGCGAAAAATTTATATGATATATTATAATAAAGGACGTGATAAATATGTTTTTCAATAAACATAAAGTATTATGTGTATTGTTATTAATAAGTGTCTTATTTTTAATGACAGTATACTCTAATCACCAAGTTTTCATAGCTGCTAAACCATATTATCCTTGGTAATACATGGTAACGTTATCTTAAACTTTACCTATTTATTATTTTACATAAAAATATTTAGTTGAGTTATTGCATGATTCTTATTTACATTTTAATAAAGTTCCAAAGGATCTATCTCCCATGGAACTTTTTATTTTAAAAAAACATATTAATAAAATTCAACTATTTATTAGTAGATTGTACTCCTGCTACTTGTTTTGTACCAATATTGAAATCTTCTAAACCATTGACTTCTAAAATTGTAGATTTAATTACATTATAAATTTCCTCATCACTTAACCCTGTCTTTCCTTCTATCATTTCTAACACTTTACTATGCTTAAGTTCACCTCTCCAATCAAATTCCTTGCCAAGTTGCTCTGCTGCATAAACTGCATCTTTAACTATTTGCTTATCTTTATTATATTGTTCTATTCCTATAGAAGCTTGCAATACTACTTCTTGCTTTTCTATAAATGCTTTATGTGCATTTAAAAAAGCTTTTATTTCATTTCTTACTAGCGCAAGAATAGTTATTACTCCAGCACCTACTACTGGTATTACTATTTCATTTATTAATATTTGTGTTGATTGATTTAACATTTTTTCATTCCTCCAATATTTTTTAAATTAAAAAAGAACCTAGATTTTCTAAGCTCTATACATTTTCATCAAGTAATTTTTCCCATGTGGCAGCACCAACCACACCATCAGCACTCAAACTATGTTTTGCCTGCCAGTTTTGAACATTAATCTTAGTCTGATTTCCAAAAGTGCCGTCAATAGATCCACCGCACCTAAACTGAATATACCTAGTTGCATATTCCATATGTGCATAAGTAACACCATCAGTAGGCCTACTATAGATTTGTCCTACTGCTCCTGCTGTCTTTGGACCCCAAATGCCATCTGGTACAAGTCCCATTATTCCTTGAAATTCTTTTATTGCTGCTATTGTTGCAGGACCATTTATACTATCAACTGCTAGTCCCTTTTTAAGCAAAGTATTTAACTGCTGCTGAATTATCCTTACAGTTGGATCACCACTTTGCACTGGTCCAGTAGCTTGAACTTTTGCTACTATGGAAGCACTACCAGCTAAAATTAAATCTGAAAATAAATCTACATCTGCATCACCTTGAAGTCCATTAACTCGGCCTGTCCATGCATACTGAATTCCTGCATATTCTCCTGTAGACGTTGGATTAGTATTGGGTTCTGCTACCCATATTTTATTTTTAGGTAGGCCGCATTTATCTGCTACGTTGTGTGAAGCATAAAGCAATAAATTAGGATTTTGAGCCATAAACTGAGTTACAAAATTCATGTCTGGAATGCCAACCTCATAATCTAGTACTGGTTTGAGATCCCAGTCATATTTATCTAAGATACTTTTAAAATGTTCATATTCTGCTTGAGGAGCGTTCTTTTCTCCAAAGTGATATCCACCTACTTTAAGACCTACTGCTTTAGCTGCCTTGTACTGTTCCTCTACTTTTGGATTATTATAAGTTAATCCATCCGTAAGCTTAATATAAACAACCTCAACACCGCTTGCCTTAACTGCGTTCCAATCTGTTATATTTGTTTCACTATAAATATCTATACCTTTCATTTGTAAGCCTCCTATTTAAATATTTTTATTTTTACTTCTTCAATATCTTTTTTAACATCTTCTAAAATACTGAATTTGTCAGTAAGTTTATTAATAATCTCCTGGTATTTTCCCTCCCTTTCCTCCGCTTTTTTATCTCTCTTTTCCTGTTCCTTAAGAACGTAAAAAAGCAGTACTACAAACAGTACCGCCCACATTCCTTGTTGCATTGCCATTTTTAAGACTTCATTTTCCACAGTGCACCTCCTAAGTTGTATTAAAAAAGGACTTAGAAATTAATCTAAATCCTTCTGCCTATATATTATTTTTATACAATACTTTTATTTAATTTGCTTTGTATTCATCAACATCATAATTTGATATTTTGTCATATATTAAATACTCAGTTCTCTTTGTATATGCTGCTGAACTTGGAGTTTTATTAAATGAATAAGTAAAGCCACCTTGTCCACCTGCTCTGTTGTTATACCATGTTATAAAGTCATTAACTTGGCTCATAGTTATATCATATGATCTTTGTTGTCCATCTGTCATGGTTACCGTTAACAATGCATTTCCATCAGCGGGATTTTTAACATTTACAGTACAAGTTGCAGTTTTATTACTTCCATCTTGTGTAGTTGCTGTAATTGTCGCAGAACCTTCTTTTACTGCTGTAACTTTACCATTATCATCTACTGTTACTATACTTGGATCACTTGAAGTCCATTTTACAGTTTTATTTGTTGCATTATCTGGTGCTACTGTTGCTGTTAAATTACTCGTATCTCCTGTTTTCATATCTAATGATGTTTTATCTAATGATATTCCTGTTGCTAGTGTTGCTGATGAATCAATTAACTCGCCCGTTGAATCTATATCTATGGCATCCAAATCAATTGCTTTTTGCCCATTGCCTCCACTTGATGATGTATTGGTTATTAAAACGGTGTGTATTCCTGTTGTTAAATCTAATTTTTCAAATACCAATGATTGGAACGAAGGACTTACAGGAGCATTTCCACTATATTCTGAAAAAGAATATTCAGTTCCATCAATGCTAATGCTTATATCGTTATTTCTATTATTAGCCATAAGTGCAATTAGCCTAATTTTACTTCCACTGAATTTAAAAGTTAATGAATCATCTGTAGTTAACGTAGCTGAATCTGTGTTATCATACTCTCCAGAGGCATTATTATTAATCCATGTTCCTTTATAAACTATCTTGTTGTCTGTATTATCAATCCTCTGCCATCCTGACTCTGGAGCAGTCAATGATTGACCCAATGTAGCTGCCTTAACTTCCTTAATCCCATTTGTACTAACCAAAATTCCAGTTAACAAAAATACACAACATATTAATCCAAATATTTTCTTCCAATTTGTTCTTAACTTTTTCATATTGATCCCCCTTGTATAATTAATCTCATATAAAGGGTAGCACCATTCTACATATTATTACAATATTTTTCATAACATAAATTGCCTTAAATATCGACATATATTACTTTATAAGGTATATGTTGAATATTAATTAATTAAACTTAGTTCTTCATTTCAGTGTAATTAAATCCTTATAATTTTGCAGTATTCCTACAGGTTTATTTTCTCCAAATAATTTATATCTTAAATAATCATCCACATATACATTAAGTGGAACTAGTAAAAACCACAGAACAGCATAAGGAATACATACTTGGCCATATAAATTTCCCCAAGTATTTGAATAATCCCATATATCTAAATGCAGCCAAACATTTAATATCATTCCACTTGTAAATTCTAATACAAGGATTATTACGGTACCTATAAGACATTCCTGCCACATCTTTTTATCATAGAAGGCTGGATGTTCGTTTAATCTTCCAATAAGGAAAGCACTTAAACCTCCAACTACTAACATACTGATATGTGCCCAGCCACGCCATAAACCTTCAAGAACCATATAAAGAGCGCCCATGATAAATATTAGTATTAAATCTTTATATATCTGCTTTTTCATAGTATCAACTCCTAAATTTCTAGTTTATGCAAAAATAACATAGCCAAGTTCTTTAGCTCTGCTTTTTACTGCTGTCTCAAATTCTGTATACTGTTGAGCTGCTGTTTCTCCCGCTATGTTTGTAGCTCCTACTGTATCTAGTAGAGTTTTATTTTGTACGCTTAGTGCTATATTAAAGTTTTGAGTTCCCCCATCTAGCGACGTTGATACATAGGCTACGGTTACATCTGCACCTGTAGCATCCTTTAAAGTTATACTTGCTGATAAATTTGTAGTTTCATTAATCATCATTTTTACATCCTTCCTTTATATGAATTTTTTTATATTAAAAAAGCACCCTGTTTTTAGGATGCTTGATTTTGTAATTGCTATATTTTACATGTTATTAACTATTTCTAACCTGTCACTCTCATATCCTAGTTGTTTGGCTATTATTTCATAGCCAAATTCTATGTCTGTAGTTCCATGCACTATAAAATATGCTGGATACATATCACTTGTTTCTACCCATACCATACCATTTCCATAGGCCCAAGTCTTAATTTCATATTGGCTATTTGTATTTGATGTTTCCATAAATATAGGGTCTATGTTAATAATGCATTGTCCATCTACAAGTTTATTTCTTCCTATATCTCCAAAGTAACACTCTGCTGTTTCATAGGCAGACAATGCCCTAGTTCCATGAGAACTAGTCTTTACTACTCTATTTTTTGTACCTGCAACTTGTAAATGTCCCCAAGTATCAATATTTCCAGACCTACAATTAAACAATATTTTTGGTTTAAAGGCAGTTGTTCCATCATATGGAGCTTGACTTCCAAAGGCTAGTCCATCCCAGCATTGTATATAGGCATTGTAGGTATTCCAGTCAGATCCATCACCTGTGCCTATACCCATGTTCAAAGTATCATTATCGAAATACAAGTTTCTGCTATCAAATGTTAGGTTATCAGTACCACTAGTTACTTCAATAACTCCATGATATATGAGTTGTCCATCTCCATCTATATTCATTAGTGATGTGCCATCATAGGCTTTAATATTAAAAGCATTTGCTAATAATCCACCACTAACCTGTTGTAACGTAATTGTTAATCCATTTGCATCAAGCCTTACCACTTCTTGATTTGATGCATTTTTTACAAGAGACAACCCATTACCGTTCCCAGAACCACCTAATGTTAATGTTCCACCACTAATATGATTAGCAGATAATTGCCCAGTTGTTATATTACTTGCATTTATGTTAGTAACATTTACCAGACTTGCATTTAAAGTACCTGTAGTTAACCAAGTGGCATTTAGACTTCCAATACATGCACTTGTTGCAGTAATAGTACCTGATAGTAAATTACCTGCTGTAATAGTATTTGATGCTATTTGTGTAGATGTAATGGTATTCGCTTGTATATTACCCGCTACTATGGTGTTTGCTGATATTTTATTACCAGTTATAGTTTGTGCGGCTATTTCATTGGCAGTTATTGCGTTAGCAACAATTTTATCTGCCGTTATTGTTCTACTTGCAAGCTGTGTTGCCGTTATAGTTTGTCCTGCTATTTGATTTGCTGTTATAGTATTAGCTAGTATATTACCTGCTGTAATAGTTGAACCTGCTATTCTATCTCCAGTGATTGTACTTGCTGTTATTTTACTTGCTGTTATTGCCCCATCTTGTATAAGAACACCTGGAGTAACATGTCTTAGAAATACTTTCCGTATTTTTATATTTTTACCTGCAATATTGTTAATTCCTGCAACAAACTGACCAGCAGTAGATGGGTTATAATTTGGTGTAGTTATATACCCTGTTACCTTACTTTCTGTTGTACCAATATTAAAATAGGCAGAATCTGTTTCCATAAGGTATGCACCACTGGTATCATAAACCCACACAGTAAAATTACAGTTTACACTTACATCACTAACAGCTAGAAACTCAAAGTACAGTTGGTCATTTGGTGAAAACGCTAGAGCAGTTTTATTAGTTATCATTAAGTAGCCAGTCGAATTATCCGACCTAGTGATGTATCCCCCACTAATGATATTACTTGAATATTGATTGGCACTTGCAATTGCTCCAGTCATTTCATTAACTGCTGCTAGATTTGCACCATCACCAATAAATAATTTATCCACAGTAATGCTACTACTTGCTATTCTATTGGCATTTAACGTACCAGTTGTTATTGTTCCAGCGTCTAAAGCACCAACAACCCCACTAGCACTTGTAATACATCCTGTTACAAGTTTAGTTGCATCTATACTTCCACCTGCTATTCTGTTTGCATTTAAAGTTCCTGTGTTTAGAATACTAGCATCTATAGTCCCAAACACACCACTTGTGGATGTAAGGGTTCCTGCTACCAAATTTGAAGCAAGTATGGTATTTCCTGCTATTTTATTTCCTGTAATAGTATTTGCTGCAATTCTATCAGCTGAAAGTGTGCCTGTCGTTAAATACCCAGCATCTTGTGTATCTGCTAATGATGGTGTCCAATCAGTAGCTTTATTGCCTTGTTCCAGTTGTATTGCAGTAGCCCATAGAGTTGAGAGTATTCCACTTGTTTTAGAGCCATTATGGTCTATTCTTATAAAAGCATAAGTTTGGTCTGATGCTGTTGTAAATGTGCCAGTATATTTAGTATAGCTAGTATTAGGTGCTGCGTTTGGTGCAAAATCACCATTTACATAATCATATGTGCCATCAGAATGATATACTTTACTTCCTAATACATAAAAATTTATATTTGTGGCATTTGCATCTATCCCAATAACAGCTTGAACAGTGTACATAGTATTTGGTAATACTTTAAATGGTACACTCATTAAATAATTTTCAGTAGTAGCTGAGTTATTTTTAGAAAATACATTTCCTCTTATAGGATCTTCTGCTGTTCCATCTGCACTCCAATGAGTTGTGCCAAAATCTGCATGACCATTAGGTACTAAGTTAGTTCCCCCAATTTGTAGGTTATTAACACTACTTTGAGCATTACTTGCAGCTGTAGCAGCATTTGTTGCAGCAGTTTGAGCTGTACTTGCAGCACTTGCAGCATTTGTAGTTGCTACATCTGTAACGCTTACCCAAGCTGAACCATTATATTGTTCGGGGCTTATTCCACCAGTAACAGGCTTCATCCATAAATCTCCTGATATCATACCTGTTGGAGTGGTTGATCCATAAAATGTTTTATTCTTTCCATTTGCAGTGGTTAGAGCAGTTTGTGCATTAGTTAAAGCTGTACTTGCGTTAGATACAGCATTGTTTATTGTATTATTGATGGTGGTAGTTAGCTGAGATGTACCAACTGCACCATTAGCTAATTGTGTGGCTGTGATTGCCCCTGGAGCTATCTGTTGACCATTAATTGTTCCTACAGTTAAATTAGCACAATCTAAATTAGTAACTGTAATGTAGCTTGCATCTATTGTTCCTGCTGTTAGCTTATTTGCTGTAAGAGTTACTATTTTTCCATCCGTAATGCTTTCGTTTGCTACTTGCTCTGTTCCAACTGCCCCTGTCCCAATTAGCGCAGTAGTTATAGCCCCTAAAGCTATATTAGCAGTTTGAATAGCAGCATTGGCAATTTGTGCATTACCAATCGCTCCATTTGCAATTATTGCACTATCCGCTGTGATTATTCCTGCTTTTAGTGTGCCTGTTGTTAAATCTGCAAATTTACCAACATTAGCAGTTAGGTTTTGAACAGTTTCATTAGTGGCATTTAAGTTTGTTATAGTTGCATAGGTAGCGCTTAAATTCTGTACAGTTGCATTAGTAGCATGTAAGTCATCAATATCAGCTTTCTTTGCTTGAATATAGTCAGCTACAATTTGATGTGCCCTCAACGTCTCAACAGTATCATTACTACTTTGACTAAAATCACTTCTTACAGCACCAGTATTTATCATAAATGCAGCTATATAAGCTGTTCCATTTGCATCCCCATTACTAGCTCTAAAGTTTATCTGTTCAATTATGTCACTTGGGTGCTCAGTCATAAGTTGAAAATTTTGCTCTTGCACTTGCCAATCACAATCAGTCTTATTTGCATACAAAAAGCTGACAGCTTGTGCAGTATATGAGTTAGTTTCAAATATACTGAACCCAGTAAGAGATAATGGTGATATAGATTGTAAAATTTCTACAGATATCTGAAACACATTAGTTGGTATAGGTCCAGTAGTGAAATCTGCTAGTTGGTTATTTTTATTATCCCAGGCATGTATAGTATATGGGTAACCCTGTGTATTGTTTATTGTTATTGCAGTTCCAGCAGTTACTCCAATTCTCTCTGAGATAAGTCCTGTATTGCTATTGTTGAAAGTCCAGGTTGTTCCTGTTGTATCAACTAAACATCTTTTTATAACAGCGTCCAGTGCACCAAGTAAGGCATTAGTCTGGTTAGGTACATTGTATTGACCATTATCTGTAATTGTTAACCCATTATATTTAGCCTGTAAGCTAAACATGAGCTGTTGATTTTTATAATTATTTGGATTAACCAAAACATCAGATTTACTTAAGCTTGTATTAGGTGGTAATTTCCACACCTTGTCAGCATCATGTAAACTATCATCTTCCACTACAGTAGCACCTGCAGTTATCCATTCGCTTAAATATTTATCCTCAGCAACTGCATGATCAAATAGGTTATTTCCACCACTTGTGGTTGAAGTTGCAACATTTAAAATAGTTCCAGGTATATCCCCCATTTGTGCTTGTAGTATCTTTATATTATTTTGGTTTTGCTGAGATATTTGGAAGAGTGATTTTTGATTACTTCGTATAATATCATTTCTTACATTTCCGAGAGTAACTTCTTCATATAATTTAGTTATGGAATCATAAGTATAGCCTACCAGTTCAGCAATTACATCTATATCCAATGCTTTAATTACTACAAAATCATAGGGATGTACTTCTTCAAGCACTGCATAGTCCTTATATTCTTCTGTTTTGCATAGTTCAAGAAAATTAACAGAATAACTATACACTGGCACATCTACATTTGAATTAGCATATAGATTATTTACATAGTCCCTCATGACTTGATACTTTTGGTCAGTATTTAAAGTTTTTTGGGCATCTGTTAGTGTAACTTCAACATCCTTTACATATATGTTTGCATAATCATTGATTTTAGGACTATCTATAAACCTTTCAGGTAAAGCTATTACTGGAGTTATACTGCTATCAGTACTTGTTGTTGAATCATCTGTTGAATTACTGTCATCCGTAATATAAGGCATTGCTCTAGTAATCATATTGCTGTCATCTGCGGATTGTTCAAAACCAGTTAGATTTTTAGAGTACCTTATAGTTACTCCTCTATTTTCTCCAGCTTGATTAAACATACCTATAGTAAAATTATCTCTTACAAGTTCTCCGCCCCATACATTTTTATAGGCATTATCCTTGTCGCCTATCAGAGCATCTATAGGGTTCTGCCTTACATAATAAGCTGTGCCTACTGTATCAATATCACTTGTCCAATTAAAGGGATGTGAATATTGTGTATTTTCAAGTATATACTCTCCTGCTTCAATCCCTGTTTTTCCTGTAGGTCTAACATCTTCCAGAAAGTTTGCTGCTAAATCATAAGTTATGTGGTAGCCTGTAGCTTCAACATAAAAGTATGTGCCATTTTCGTCCATTTTCTTCGTAGGAGTATTAAGTCTAAACAGTTGATCTTGCATATGAGGTACTGGACATTTTACAATAGCACCTTTAACTATGCTTTGCCATGCGGTATCTCCAGGTATAATTAGATACACTAAATCAATTTGAAACTGCCCATTTTTCTCCCATGTGACTTCACATTTAGTTGCATTTCTAAGAACTAAATCATTTCTATCAAAATCACTAGTCTTAAATTTATCATATAATACTATCATTTAATCACCACCTAAATATGCACATACCATTTTCCAAGTACAATGTATGGTGGTAATGTATTATGTGCTTGTCCACCACCTGCATTGTCAATAAAGTTTTGGTTACCAGTTTCTCCTTGATTTATCCATACCATAACTCTATCCGCAAAACCACCATACCCAGGCCACCCCTGGGGATATGCGGAATAGTGCCCATTGTTTTCATCACAACTTCTATAGAACCTATTAGGGTGATTATGACTAGGCATTTCAGCTGTAGATAGTACATGTGTTTTCTCTCCACCTGTTTTACCAAGTGTATTAAATTCTGTTTGAGTTGTATCAATTTGAACTGGAAATCTTCCACTTGCATTAGGCAAATTTGCACCATATATTGCAGCTAAACCACTATATCCCGTTGTTGCTCTTCCATCTAAAGGTAGCCAATAAGTGGAATTTAAAGGTGTAGCAGACATTATAATTGCACCAGTTTCAAAATGCTCTAAAGCACTAATTGAAGCTTGCATTGTTGTTATTTGTGCTTGCATGGTTTGTAACTGTTGCATAGCTTGCAATAATGCAGGAAAGTTAGAATCATCTTCTACATCACCATAGTTTGCAACAGCTTGAACTATATTTACAGTTCCTGTATTTGTACTTATTGTTCCTGTGGTATCAACTATTGTTAATTCAACTTGAACTTCTCCAGCAACGGTCATCATAGCCGTTGGATAAGTTAATAAATAATGTCCTACATTTGTATCTTGTACATCTGCTAATGCACAAACACTTCTTCCATCCGGAGTTTTTGCATTTAACATTATTACTTGACCTGCAGTATTTTGTACCACTCCATTTAAAGTCCTTGTTATATCTAGTCCTCTTGATTTATGGTCACTTGTTTTAGCATCAGGAAGATCTACTAATGCTTTATTTACTTCTAAATTCAAAGGATAAAATCCATCAAACATATAACTAACCTCCCTATTTTATAATTTCACATTTCATAAACGTTTCAAGGCTTTCAGTGCCTAAATCTTCAGGACAATTTTCAATCTTAACTTCATATAGTTTCAAAGGAGCTTCTAAATCTTCTTTTAACATTTCTTTATATTCAGCATAGCTCCTATTGTACTCAGTTATTGAAGTCTTATATTTTTCTTGTATTGCATTAAATTTCTCAGTAAATTCATTAATTTTTTCTGTTTCTTCGGGTTTGATAGTATATTCGTTTGTTGCTTCATTTAGTGAGCCTATCTCTTTAATCAGTTCTCCTCTTTCTTTATTCAAAGGTTCGATTATTTTTTCCATGCCAGTTTCTATTTCCGTAAATGCTTCTATCTCATGTTTTATAAGATTTTGATTTTTAAGTAGTGCATATCTAAATTTTACACTACCTTTAGTCTTTTCATTTTCTATAGCATTGTATAGTTTTATTACATCTTCTTTATTCATTTCAATTCCTCCACTTTTATTTTTTGCATTAAAAAAGAGCCTTTGATTTGGCTCTTAACTTTATATATTGTTCAATTGTTTTACTTAGATATAATTTTTATAATTGTTTCGTATAATAAGAAGATTGCGAACTAACTAAAAGATAAATTGAAATTTATCTATATTTTATTACAAAATTCTATAATTTCATTTTTTCTTTGTTCCACTGCTTCTTTATATTCCACTGAACATAAACCCAATCTATCACAGCATTCAATTTCCATATGTCCATAAAAATGCTCTATACTTTCAATAATGCGATTACATTCCTTCATATTTGGGCCTGTTCTTAATGCTATTGAATATCCTTTCTTTCCACTACTTATAGTTGCATGTGGTTCATGTGTGTTACACCATGGTGTACACCTATCAATGAAAACCTTAAATTGTCCTGGAATATCTGCCCAATAAGAAGGTGATACTGATATAATAATATCTGCCCATTCATATTGTTCAATTATCTTATCAATATCATCATGCTGAATACATTTTGAAGTATTATGACAGGTTCTACATCCTTTACAAAAACGAATATCAAAATCGTCAATACATATACTTCTTACATCATATCTTACTTTCAAACAATCAAAGACTATATTTACTATTTCAGCAGTTGCTCCATTTCTCACTGGACTACAATTCATTACTAATACTTTCACACTATTCACCTCTACAAATTACTATTTAACTTTTTAGTTAAATAAACACTATTACTTCGCATAATTATACCATAGCGATTTAAATTTTATAAAAATTATACCATATTATTAATGGCTAATTTACTATTATTTTGAATTTTATTATGAAGTTCTCCATCTTGGAGTTAAAATTACTTGATTAATATTTCCAGTGAACTCAATTACATTTTCACCAGGATATAACACAGGAAATTCTCCAGACATATTCATGCCTAAGTTTTGATTTTCTTTATAACATTGCTGCAATTCACTGTCACATTCAATATAATGATCTACAGAATAAAAATCCGTCTCAACTCCATTTATCATTACTCCAATATCACCTTGTCCAAAAATCTTAAGATGCGGCAGTGATAAATCATATTCATTCATAATTATTGTTTCCCAGGTGGTTTCTGTTGGAGTATAACTGATTGGGATATCTCCAGTTTTTAAGTATGCATATGGGAAGCATGAAAAAGTAACTGTAAAATTGTTAATTGCTTTTATAATCTTTTCAAAAGGTATTATATTATCTACAGAAGCTTTGAAGTATCTGTCCGGTTGATTACTTAAAAACAACTTATTTGTACCTCTAAGCCATCTTTTTATTAGATCGTAATTAGTGCCAAGGTATGTCATTTTAACGTTTTTTTCTATACTGTCATACACATCTTGACCAAACTCATCATTCTCTAGGATTCTTAAGTCTCCGCTTCGTCCAGGTACTTGTGTCTTTGTTACACGTCTAGCAGGAGTATCAAAAAGAGGTAGCTCTGTTATTATAATATCTTTTATATCAAGACTATTAATATTATTAAATATGATGTAAGAGTTTGCAGTCATTAGTTACCTCCTTTTCCGTTAATGTAATCTTGCTGAACATTATATATGTCTCTTGCAAATTTTTTAACATCCTTGTACCCATTTAAAGTTACTGAACCATTAAAATGTATTGCTAATCCATTTGATCCATCAATTTTAGTAGTTTCATTACTTTCTCCAATATTATTCGATACGCCTGCTATAGCCGGTGCAAGATTCATTCCAACTTTTACGTCTCCAGCTAAGTTCTTTACTGCATTAGTAACTAAATGTTTGTTTTTCTCTATTCCCTGAGATAAACCTTTCATAAAATCAGGCATCCAGCTTTCATAGTCTGTTAATGGTCCTTCATCAGGAACACTAAAATGTAAAAAGCTTCGTATAGTATCACCAATTCCACTTACTGCATTACCTATTGCTCCTACACTACCAGTTATTCCTTTTATAAGTCCATCTATAAAATCTTTACCCCAAGTAAGAGCTTTGCCAGGTAAACCTTCTAAAAAACTTATGGCTGAATTAAATCCATTAGTTATAACACTACCAATGGTACTTATTGCACTAGATACTCCATTCCTCATGCTACTAAACATTGAAACACCTAAATTATATAGACGGCCAGGAAGATTTTCAAACCAACTTATTAATGAATTCCATAGATTTATAGCACCTTGTACAATAGAAGTCACAAGGTTAATTACGGAACTTTTTAAAGAAGTCCATGCATTAATAGCTGTATTTTTTATATTAGTCCATAAGTTACTCATAAAGCTTGTGAAGTTATTCCACAAAGATTGAGCTGTATTTACTATCCCAGACCACAAGGTTTGTAATAATGTTCCTATGACTTGAACTGTGCCTATAAATACCTGTTTTATGCCACCCCATATACCATTAAGTGCCCCTTTTAAATTATTAAATATTCCCTGAGCATCACTAGCTAATTTGCTAAAATTACCAGTTACCAAGTCCAGTATTAATAGAACAGGTCCTAATATTACTGTTTTAATACCGAGCCATATACTACTGATAACAGTTTTTACACCATTAAAGATGGTGGTTAGTCCTGGCTTTAATTTATTAAATAAGTTTATAACACTATTAACAATCGGTGTTATTACTGTCATAATAGCCGATTTAATACCATTAAAGGCACTACTTGCAACAGCTTTTAATCCATTCCAAATGTTAGATAACTGACCTTTTATTTGTGACCAATGTTGTATTATAAGCAATGGTACTCCAATAAATGGTGCAATAACTGCTAATATAACAGTTCCCCATTGTTTAAAGAAGTTACTTATCCAAGTCCAAAGTCCTGAGAAGAAACTCTTGATTCCATTCCATGCGGAGCTTGTCACGCTGGTTACATCTTTCCATAGGTTTTTAAAGAAATTACTTATTGATCCCCAATTTTTAATTATTAAGTATGCCGCACCAGCTACTACAACAATAATAGCTGCAAATGCTAATGCCTCAGGTCCTGCTCCAAATATAGCTTTTATTATATTTCCGCCACCTTGCAATGAAGTTAAGGTCTTTTTTAATTTTGAAACTCCATCAACAGTACTTTGTATTGTTTTTGCTATTTTTAGCGTTGCAATAGCACTACCTATGCCGATTATAGCGGCCTTCGTAACTTCTCCATGTTGTGCTAACCAATCAAAAATTTCTTTTACGGTTGTTAATCCTCCTTTGGCAAGATCTAAAAGAGTTTTACCTAAATTTCCACTTGATCCACTAAGTTGAGGGAATATATTTGTGGCAATTTTTAAAATATCCTGTCCTATTCCTAAAACTATAGGTCCTAAGGTCTTAAATGTTGTAGATATTCCATTTATAACACTACTAACAATACTTTGTATTTGTGGCATGTGTGAATTTATCATTCCCATGAATGATGTTAAAGGAGGCATTAGCTGGCTCATAATTGAAGTACCAACACTAAACAGCTGATTCTTTAATATGCTAAGTTGTCCTCCAAATGTTTTCCCTGCTGCTTCTGCACTGCCACCAAATTCCTTTTGTAATTCCTGAAGAATAACTCCTTGTGCTCCTGCTACATTGCCTGCTTTCTCCATTGCTGCTATTTGATTTTTCTGCTGATCAGTAAAACTCACGCCTACACGAGATAATGCTGTGATACCTTTAACTGGATCATTTAAAGCCTTACCAAGTTGTATTGCACTATCCTTTGTGTCTTGTCCCAGCGCTGTGGACATATCATTTACTGCTGTTAATGCTTGTGGAAATGTTTTAGATCCTATGTTTGTAAAAGTTAGTAGTAAATTTTCCGTTGCTACATTTGCACCTTTAGAATACGTAGTCACCTGTGCTTGACTAGAAGCTAAATTAAGCAATGCATCCCTTGTCATTCCAGCAGCTCCATGAGTACTGTTTAGAACAGTATTCATCTGTCCTAAAGCTTGCTGACTTGCTGTAGCTTTATCTATAAGAGATTGTAGTCCCATACCTGCCATAATAGGAATTGCTGTATTCATTACTACATTTTTTACACTACTAAATGCACTTGAGAGTATTCCACCTGATTTTTTACCTTTTTCAGCTGCTTCTTCTGTTCCTGTTCCAACACCTGCGACACTAGATTTAAGCCTGTCGAGGAAACTTGGATTAGCTGACCCTTCCATTTCCTTATTAGACGTTGCAAGCCTTCTATTTTCTTCTTCAAGTTCTTTATAGGATATTTCTAATCCAACAATACTATTTTCAACTTTCTTATATTGCTCTGAGCTTTCACCAAAAACAGTACTTGTTTCTTTTAAAATAGTATTTCCTTTAGTCAATTGTTCATCTAGCTCCGCCATTTTAGCTTTATTACTATCAATTGCTTTATTATTTATATCAATAGCACTAGCACTTTCTTTATTATCCATAAACCATAATTTAAGTTTTGCATCTATGTTTTCAAAACTAGTACCTGTAGCTGATAAAGAACTTGCAAAACCTTTCATTGAGCTTTCAAAAGTCTTATTTATTTCATCTGCTTGTTTCACTTTTTCTTGATAATTTTTTAAGTCGCCTTCAGCATCACTAAATCCACTACTCCAACTACCATCTTTTTTAATTTTCATTGTGTAGCTTAATGCACCAAGGTCTAACGTTGCTGCCATATTGCACCTCCCTTCTAAAAAAGTGCATAAAAAAAGAACCACTTATAATCGTGATTCTTACATCAATTCATTTAATATTTTCTGCGCTACTATATCATTAGGTTTTGTTTTCATTGCACTTCTTGTCCACCTAATAGCATCTGCTATATTTCCCTTTTTTAAAGATGTATCAGCCATTCCTATTTTAAGTGAATACCTATAATCCTTACTAAATAACATCATACCAAGTGTTATAATTGCAAATAATAAAGCTAGTACAAACAATGGTACAAATGCGAAGCCAGCAACAATAGTAGAAATAGATAGAAATAGCATTAGTTTAATTTTAAACGGAATTTTTATACTCTTTCTTTCATCTACCGTAAGAATGTCATTTATACCAATTCTATAAGAACTATTAATTTTATTACTAGCTGATTTTTTATTTTTATTAAGGTCATATTGTTTTGTATTATATATACCTGTTCCTGGTATTCCTACAGTCCTTGTTACTTTACCTTTATTATTTACAGTAACTCTTGCACCCTTTACTCCTGTACTCACGCTGTATCCATGCTTACCAAGATTAATTCTTGTATTTTTCCCTATCTTAATAGATTTTCTAAATCTCCACCCCATTATAACAACACCTCTTAGGGTATATTATAGCATTTTTTCACTTTTTATGTCTATCTTGGAATCTTTTAATAGCATCATAGTCAGGTTCTGTCTGTTCAAATCTCTTACAATCTTTTAAGTACTTTTGACCTTCTTCTGTCCGCATACATTGTTCTATAAATGCATTTTTTCGCATCATCATGAAAGTATCAAGTGGTAACTTTAACACATTATAATAATCTAAATTAGAGTATTTAATTACCTCTCTGATGCCTGACATAAAATCTATTTCCCCACTTTTTTCTTGATTGTACGGGTTTGTGGGGATTTGGAGTTTGGGTCTGATACTACTTCACTCATAAATTCTGTATAAGCACCCATTATGGCAAGCTCCATAGAATAATTTATATCATTTTCTTTTAAATACTCATCATTAATTTCAATCTGATCTTTATTGTTACTTAGTATAGATTTAGTTAAATCCTTAAGCATATTCATAAGATTTATAATATTTGTCTCATCTGCTAAATCTGATTCAGTTATTTTTTGTGCTTTACTTTGATATGATATTAATTTTATCGATATTTCTTCAGTTGGTTTTTTTACACGTATTGTATTCCCCTTAGGTGTCTTTATATCAAGAGTGTCTTCTTCGTATATACTTAAATCTAATATTTTACTCATTTATATTCCCCCTAGTTTGTTGCAGCAGCTACATATCCATCTCTAAACTCTATTAAAGTACCATCATCTTGAGATAATGCTGAAAATGTTGGTTCAAGTGTTGTTTCTTTGTCTGGATTAAATTGAAATGTAAATCCACTTGTTGCATTTCCTATCATTGTTACTCTAAGTTTTGTATCATCATCTTTCGTATGCACAAATCTAAGTAAATAGTTATCAAGTGTAGTTTTTCCACCTATCTTAAGCACTTTTTCATGCTTCGTATTATCATCACTTAATGTAGATGGTGCCATCTTTGCTATGTTGGTGAAATTTATTGACATGGTTCCACATTTTAAAGTACATTCTTCCTTTGTTATAATTCTTTTTAATACTTTATTGCTATCGTCTGTAGCTTCATACACCGTTGGCTTATATTCTATAGATGCACCACCTTTAGTATGTCCAAAATTATTAGCATCAACTTCTATCGTTGCATCATCTGGAATTGTATTTGAATACTCTGTAGCATAAAAGTCACCAGATCCTAAAACTATCTCTTCGTTATCATTGTTCATTTAAGTACCTCCATTCTATTTGTAAATAAATAAATTTTTCATAAATGTTGTTTTGAATATCTTCAATAGCTCCACCACCATTTTGGCTGCAGCTCATTATATTTACATCTTGAAAAATATAGCCTGGTTTATTTTCCTGAATAATTAAAATATCACTTACAGTTTTTACTACCTCCTGCAAGTGATCGTAATCATTATCTATTGCTCTTACTTCAAGCCTATTGACTTTTAATAAACCATCATCACTAACTGGAACATCAGTATATGATATACATGGTATTGAATTTATATTAGCATTTAAAGGATATATCTTACTGTCATTAACTGTAGCCCCCAATAAATTAGGTATGCTTTGCCCAGCTTTTGTTGTGTTATTTTTTAATCTATCTAATATGGCATATATCATTTGAACTCACCAACCAATTTTCGTAACTGAATAATGCTTCGGTATTTTCTATAGGTTTATGTTCATCAAAATAAGAGTATAATTTAACACCTATAAATGCTCCTACTATTTGACCTAATATTTGCCCTATCATATACATAACCATCTAATCACCTACTTTAAGTCTTGCTCCCCAAATATATTATCAAGTTTACCTTTATTATCATCAATGGCCTTTTGTAAAAATGGATTAGGCTTTATTCCCTTAGTGCTATAAAACTTACCTGTTAATGGATCTTTATATATCCAAGGAACTTTCTGCCTTCCATCTCCATTAACTGCATATATTCCAGTGCCTTGATGAACATATACAGCATATTCATTAGCCGGACCACCAACACCTATAGTTCCAATAATTTCATCACCCACAACTTCCTTCTTATGGTCTATTCCTGCTCGTAATGGTCCGTTATCTACTGGTGCATTTTTCTTTGCATCCTTCTGTATAACTCCCAAGGCCTTCTCCATTTTATTAAGCATAGATTTTTCAATTTTCTTTTGTGCTTCATTTAATGCATTTATAGCTCCTTGTATTCCCTGACTTAAATCAAATTCATCTGACATTTAAATCACCTTCTGCAACAGTAATTGCGTATATCTGCCTGCTACATTAACAAAATTTATATTATAAATAGTTCCATTGTCATTTATTCTATTGCCATCTTTAGTCTTAGTTTCTATTATGGCCTTTTCTGTAGTCAGACCTGTATTTGTACTTTGATTAAATTGAACATTGTTAGAGAGCATTACAGAGCCACTCACTGGATATATTGCTAAGTCTATTGTTTTATCTTCTTCCCAGATTTCCTTTGGCTGTCCTGAAAGTCCTTGCACTATGCTTTTCTTTTCAAGAGATACATTTTTCATATCTCTTTTTATACTCATAGTGTTTGTACCTTTCTAAAAGTTGTCCATTCATCTTTTATGACTTGTGGTATACCAGTTTCATAAGTATTGCTTACACCACTATAGCTCTCAGCAGTTAATCCTTCTGAACCATTTCGATTATAGAGTACAATAGCATAATCAACTATAGAGCTTTGTGCATTATCTGGAATATCAAGTCTATGACAATAATTTTGAAACTTTATTGTAGCTTTACTTATATATAAATCTGCTAAGTCATCACTAATATCTTTCCCTAATAAGAGCTTAAAATCATCAATCATTGCCATTCACCTTCTTTACTTCATGTTCCCCAAAATACATGGGATCTTTAAAGCCATCAACTAGAACATGAATACCAGTTTTATTTTCTGTTATAGTTCCATATCCATTTACATCCCATGTATCCACTTCAACTCTCTCACCTATTTCAAAATCCATAATTTATCACCTTACTTAGCTTGTGTTTCTGATTTAGGATCTTCCTGTGCAACTTCAACATCACTCAATGTATCAAGAGCAGCTATTTCCTTTTTATCTGTAGTATTATATACTCCATTTTGGAACTTTTTAAATTCTCCATTAACATAGAAACCTAATTCTTTATATTTTTTACAAACATATTTTGCCATTGTAATTCCTCCTAAAAATAAGAGATACCCAAATGAGTACCTCCATAAATTATTTCAATCCTTTTAATCTTCCATGAGCTTTCTCTTGCTTAAACTCAAAAGTATATTCTCCAAGAACTTGCCCTTGTGTAGAGTCTCCTTTTTTACCTAAGTAAGTATGTCCAAAACCCCTACCCCTTAAAGGAAGAATTCTCATTCTATTAACATCAGTTATAATTAATTCATCTGGATTAAGGTTTATATCTAGTGTAATATCAAATTCTCCAAAGTCAGTTACTATAGTTTTTACAGTGTTACCTCTTACATCATCAGTCCTTTGAAGAAGCAGTTTATCGCTTAGCAAATTGGATATAACTCTCTTTTGATGTGCTCCTACCATAACCGTATAGTTACCACCATCTTTAAATCCACCTACTTGATAAATACTTTGTGCTAAATCATTTATCATATCAAGTGATAAATCTGCTCCACCTGCATCAACTACATTTGTTTGAATAAAGTTCCTTATACCCCTCATCATTCTTGTATTTCCATCATTAAATGGAAGCCCTGATATAATAGCCTTCTCAAGTTGCAATGCAAGTTCAAGCTGTTTCTTTTGCTTTTCACTTTCATATAAGTCATCCATTCCATACTGTTGAACTGCCTCAGCTGTACCAGTTATATCAACGGTATCATCAAATATTTGTGTAATATTTGAAACTGGTACTCTAGCTTTGTATCTTCCATCTCTTGCGTCAGAACCTTCTACGCCATAGACAAACATTGCTTCTAAAATATCTCCTGCAGCAATAGCACCTGGTGTTGTTGAAGATAAACCTCTAGTAACTGTTATTTTATTAGTAGTTGTATCTACCGCAGTTACTAACATGAGTTCATCATTGTGCTTTATAACTAAGTTAGATCTGAAAGGTTCCAAACTTGCTACTACAATTTGTGTATCTGTAGCTGCTACCGCTGTTGTTACCACTGCCTTAGTATCAAATAATTGATCCTCAAACCATTCATGTTTAGTAGATATAGCAACATCTGTATCATTTGAACCACCTAGTCCAAGTGCTGAAATAATTGGTATTTGATATGGGTTTAGAAGTAATATTTCGTCTACTACGTCCTGTCTTACTCCTATAAGTTCACTTGTATAAATTCTTGGCATGTCTAATCACTCCTATTTTTCATTTATTTTCGCCTGTTCTATTTTTTGTTTCATTTTTGCGTAAGCAACTCTATCTTCCATTTTTCCTGTTCTACTAGCTTTAGCTCTTAAGGTTTCAAGTTCTTTTGATAGATCTACAGTACTTCCAGTTTTAGGTGCAGTACTGGAAGCTTTAATTCTTTCATCTACTGCTTGACTAAGGGCAGCTTTAAATGCCTTCTCAAAGTTATCAATATTTTCTTTAGTCTTATCTGCATCATTAGTAGCCAGCATATCTACAAAACTAACAGGTAACTTTTTGTCACTTAGGATTTTTACTGCTTCAAATTTCATTTCTTTTAGAGCAATCTCCTGCTCTTTCTTAGCAAGGTCACCCTTTTGTTTCTCAAATATAGCTTTTTCTTTTTCTGCAGCTGTCATCTTTGCAAGTCTTTCTGCTTCCTTCTTTTCAGTTTCAAGTTTTTGTTCATATTCCTTTGCCCATTTTTCCTGAGCTGTTTTTAAGGCACCAGATACCCTCTTATCAGACTCCCTTTGAAGATACTTTTCAAGTTCTTCCTTAGTCTTTGGCAATTCTTCTACTTGGCTTACAGGTTCATTTGGTTTAGGGTCTGCTGGTGGATCTGGTTTAGGATCTGTTCCTTCTTGGTCTTTGGGTTTAGGATCTTGTCCATCTCCACTACCAGCACCACCTTCTAGTCCTGAGTCTGCTGCCATCATTGGTTTATGCATCCAGTAAAAATCTTTCATAATATTTGTTTCCTCCTTGTATCGCCCTTATAGTTCATTGCCCTATAAGTTCAATTTTTTTATAAAATAAAAAGCCTTATTTCTAAGACTTCGATTTTACAATATTAAAAACCTGAGGATTATCTCTAATTAATTGATGCAATCCTCTTGAAATTTCTTCAGTTATAGTTTCATCGTCACACCTTTCATATTCAAAATTTCTTTCATATACAAGTCCATGTAGCATCTCATGCAATAAAGTTATCTCTTCTCCCTGAATATCTTGAATATTCTGTGCAATTCTAATAATCTTTTTATTAAAGTCTATATCTCCAAAACATTCTTGATGATTGACTATAATTATTTCATCAGTCCTACTTATCATATAATCTACGCTACCAATTCTAACTTTTGACGGTATATTCACTTTTTATCCTCCTCCTGGTATAATTTTATTAGGTGCTGGCAAATTTAAGCAGGTGATATTATGGGTAAAAATACTGGGAAAAATTATCGTGAAGGTTCAGTAAAAGGCAGAACTCAAACTTATAATCCAAATAATAATACTTATGTAAAACGTGATACAAATACAGGTCGTTTTGTAAATGTAAAATCTGATGGTACTCCATTTAAAGGTGTTACCAAAGAAAAATAAATTATAAAATAGCCAGCACCTATTTTTAGGCATAATAAAAGCACCTACTATATTTACTTAGTAAGTGCTTTTAAATTTCTGTAATTTGTATATCCTGATTTTCATAAATTGCATATAGCATTTTCCCGCCTAGATAAGGTTGTAAATTATGTTTATTATCCTGTCCATTAACAATAACATCTGTTATTCTTAATGATAAGCTATTATATTCTTCTTCAAAGTCATCTCCATACATATAGTCAATTCCTAGTGCTTCAAACTCTCTATTATCTGACAATTTAATCTTTAGTTTTTTACCTTGATACTTGCCCAAATTCATAATTTACTTCTATCTCCTTTATAGCAATAAGCTGAAATTTTGTGCATAATAAAAGCCTTATACTATTTTTTCAGTTTAAGGCTTCCTAATTATAAAATAGATCAACTAACTCTTCTAATATTTTACCTTTTTTTGTAATGTTATAATTTTTATCAAATCCACTTATATCTTGATTATCTAAGCATTTATCTCTTATTGCATCAGCTTTATCTAGGTCAACATTGATAATATAGTTTTCATCTTGATTTTCTATATTTTCTTCACCTAATAATGTTTTATCATTTGCTAATACATTATTAGCTAAATACTCGTACTGCTCCTTATTTAATTTGATTTTCATTATTCTCATCTCTCTTTTTTAATAATCTTTCAGCTTTTTTAGTTGATGTAGGATTAACAGATACTATATTACCTTTATCAGGATTGATTGCAACTTCTGCTTTTTCACCAATATATCTTTTACTCTTCCTACCTAGATCATCAATTTTTATAGACTTTATATCCAATGGATTAGTTAAAGCATCTTTTACACTATTAATACCAACACCTTTTCTATTATCATCACCAATTATTCTATCATATCCATGTAAAGATAAATCTGAAATAGTTATTCCATCCGAAGTATTAAGTCCTATTAACTGATTTTTATAATCTTCATAATCTCCTTTTATTTTACCACTGTTTTCATCATTTGTATCCTGATTTTCAGAATTATTTTCATCATCTGGAATGTTTGTACTGTCATCTTCACCTGAAGATTTTGAACTAGAATTACTACTATCGCTACTATCATTTAATGATTCTGGATCAGCTGATAATGTACATCTACAATTTGCATGTGCCGGACAATCTGGTGCCTTATCTATATCAAAAGATTGGTCGTTTAGTTCTCCACATACTTCACATGTTCTTTCATCTTCTGCTGCAAGCCATATAACTTTCCCATATCCAGCATTTTTAAAGCTTTCCATCTGTGCATTATTAAGTGTATGCATAGTTTCAGTTCTTATAAGCCTTAAGGCATCATATGCACCAGTGCCCATTGCACTTTTTAGTTGTGCTGCCATAGTATTTATTGATTGACCTGAAGCTATTCCATTTACTATAGTTTTATTTAAGTTCTTAATTAGCTTGTCTTTATTATTCCAAACCCTTGAACTAAAATTCCCACCTTGCCAGTTCTGCTTTATTGCACTATCGATAAACTTATCATCTACATATGACCAATCAATATTTAATCCAGTAGTTTTATTAATATATTGCGTAGTTTGTTGGTGTACATCTTTAAAATTTTCATATAAACTTTTCCCTAAGAATGTCTCTTCGTTCTCTCCTAAAGCTGTAACCTGCTGCTTTATATTCTTTTGTAAATTATTCATTCTATTAAATTTATACATCTCTGTATTACTTAGAATACCATTCTCAGCGTATTTCCTATATAATGCGTCTATTTGCCCTTGAATATTCTGATAAACACTTTTATACTCCTGGAGTAGCCTTTGATTCTTCTGTTCCTGATTGTTGTAAATGCTGTGGGCTATCTGTTGAAGCCTGTTCATCCAATACTGGCTGTTGTCCATCTTTCCCACCTCCATCTACTCTTGAAGGTACATTGTCTAAATTAACGCTTGGATTTTCTTCCTGCTCTTGTTTTACTTTATCCATTTCCTCTTGAACATCAGTCACAAATGGTAGTTGTGCTATAAGTGTTTGATTGCTTACTACTCCTCTTAAATCATTTATCATTGTGGCTATATCAACTAAATTTGCTGGAATATTTCTAACAAAGGTCATATCAACCTCAGTATAGTTATAATTATTGCCTTTTAAATTCAGCATATTAGTTATTAATTCATTTCTTCTTTGCAATGCCTTTTTAAATTTTCTTTCTTTCATTACAGCTAATTGTTCAAGACAAAACAATTTAAATTTAATAGCAATACCACTTAGATTTCCACTAAACTTCTCATCATCTAAATCTGGTGTTTTGCTAAATTTATGTATGTCAGAGTTTAGTCTCTTTTTAAAATTCTCTACTGCTGTATCATTAATATCTTTAACAAGCCAACGTGCATCTCCGTCATCATCAACAAGTATTACCCTGTTTTTCTTCATTGTTGCTACATCCTCGGTATCGGTTCCTGACATGCCCTTAAGCATTAAATATGCATCAGAGAAATAATCAAAATCATTCATGCTATCACTTTGCATATTATCGTAAGCATCTATTAGTGATATCACACCTTCAAAGTCTCCAGTTAATTCATAATTGTTTTTAAAATGTATAATGGGTACATCACCAAATAAGTTGTCCTTCTGGTCTGTAAGTGTTAATTCCCCCAAGTAATCATCATAATATAATATTTGGTCTTTCGTATAAACTTCAACTTTAACTATTGGAAGTACTTCATCTTGTCCATATGCCGTTGGTTCTGAAACTGAATAATATCTAACTGCACATATTGGTGTTGGGTCTATATTTTCATCATATACTAGCAAAATTTGTTCGTTAGGAACTCTTATAAACCTGGTTTTACCATCTGCATCAGTATAGATCATTTCAAATGCTTCACCCTTTATACTACATGTTTTAGCAATTTCTATATTTTCATCTGCTTCATCATTGTAATCAAATATATCTTTAAGTTTCTGCATATATTCGTCACTGGTATCAGAATCAGAATAATAAGTCACAGGGTTTCCCATAAAGTAACCAGTTGCTAGATTTACAATATATCCAGGATAATCGTCTACTAATTTATTATTTGGTTTGCTATCATCCTCATTTTTTCTATTTAATATATCATGCTTATAATCATAGTAGCCTTGCAATTTATTATACCTGGGCAATAAGTTTTCTTTATGATAATTAATTAGTGCTCTTATTGTATCTGAATCATAGGTCTGTATATTAAATCTTACTATATCCACTTATTTCACCTCCATATAAAAATTGGTCAATACAAATATATTAACCAATTTAATAACTTCTATAAACGGTGTTGTTGAGCCATTTATAAGCTTTTAGCATATTTTCTCTTTTTTTATGCAGTATATTTATTCAATATAATTGTATATTAAGTGCATATATACACTACAAACCAAGTAAGCTTTTATTCATAGTTTTGAGTTTATTGTTACTGAATAAAATTGTATTAACAAAATATCTTATTGCATCCATAGCATGATCCATAACTTTTACTGGCTTATCTTCTCCACGCTGGGTAGCTTTTTCATCCCAAATATAAGAGAAAAACTCTTTAAATGTATTTGTACAACTATCATTAAATTGAACTAATGTATCATTTAAAACACTGGCCACATTCCTTATACCTTCAAGCACATCATTCTTTGCCTTTCTTACTGCAAACTTACCCTTTTGTTTTATTAAAGCTATAAAACTTGCAGCACTAGGATCTATTATTACTGCTTTTATCTTTGTATCTCCAACGAATTCAACTAAATCATCATAATACTCATTATCAGTTTTTTGCTTTCCTTTATCTCTTCCTGAGTAATAGTATTCTTTAATCATGTACCATCTATCTAACCATTTTCCCCACAAAAGAAAAACAGTTGCGTTTTGTGTACCGTAATCGCAACTGATATAAAATTCTTTATATGCTCTTATCTCTGTTTTTACCTTATGCTTAATTTCATCAAACATATCATAAATTAAGCCCTCTGCTTGAACCCATAAACCAAGTATATATCGCTTAAAAAATACTCCTGAAAACATACGTCTAAATCTTTCCTTAACCTTCCTTGAAAGACTTAGATTATCATCCATATCAAAATGCATGTACAATATATTCTTTTCTTTGGCCTTATCTATAAGTTCAGTTTTAACAAAATGATAAGGCGAACCTGGATTACAATTCATAAATATTTTTGCACCTTCTACTGAGCATCTACCAATCATTTGATCTACAAAACTTTGTGGAAATAAAGCAACCTCATCTGCTAATGCTCCAGCTGCAGTTAAACCTTGTAATTTATCTTGTGAAGCCTCAGTATTTGCATCATACATGTAATAAGTATTGTCTCCAATTACAATGTAATTCTCTGAACGATTATAGGTATATTCTAATTTCCATGCCATAAGTATCTGCTGCATAGGTCCTATAACATTCTTTTTAAGTGATCCTATTGTCTTACCTGATAATATAAAGTTTTCTCCATTAAAGTATTTTAATGACCATCTTATAAAACTACATATGCACGCAATTGTTTTTCCTGACCTTATAGCTCCATCTGCAATAACAATATCTTTGTCATCAAAAGGTGAACCTTTTTCCCAGAAGAATAATAGCTTTTTCTGTTTTAATGAGAATGGTTTAAATCTAAATCCTTTAATTTTCTTCTTTTTCATTTACATCATCCTCAAACAATCTTTTTACTTCTTCTTCACTCATTGTAGTTGCTTTAATAAATTCATTAATTCCCTCTTGTCCATTTTCATTATCTCCACCTCTTGACTTATCAATATCAACTTTAAGTTTCTCAATTCTAAGTTTTTGCTCTTCAGTAGCAAGGTTACTATTTAGTGACTCGTCATATTGCTTAATCATACTCTCTAATGTTTTCATTGCCCTTGATTGTGCCTGTAAAAATGTGGCTTGTCTATCCCATGCAAATTGGAACTCATATTCATCTGTGTCTGAGGTATCACCACGAGTTTGCTTCTTAAGTTCCTTAATCATTTCTTCTTTGTCCTTAACATGCATAATCCTTTGAGCTCTTATAATTGCAGCATACTGAATATTAATGTTTTCCCAAAGTATATCTAAAGGATTTTTTTGTTCTATCTCTTGGATAATATCAAAGGTGTCCTCAGGAAGATACTTAGAAAAAAAGCCATGAGTTTCAGCGTTCTTATTGCCTTTTGGCACGCTGCCATCATGACCTTTTGAATTTTTATTATTAGGTTGACCACCTTTTTTACGTTTGGAGTACTCCGTATTATTTTCATTTTTCTTTTGGAGTACTCCATTCAATTTATACTGCCATTTATCCTTGCACTTCCATCCTCCCACTGTTTTCTCTGGGATATCTAAAATCTTTGCAATTTCCCTATTATTAATATTTCCATTATGCCCCTTATAAATCTCAAATGCCTTATCTCTATTGGGACTCCTTTGTCTTGGCACATCACCTCACCTGCCCTAATTGGTTATTCGTTTTGTTTCGTATGCATAAAAAAGAACCCTGTTAAGAGTTCATTCATGTTTTGAAGATTTTTTCAATTCAGCTATTAAACCATCTATATCTCGTTCAATTTCACCCAGTATAATAAAAGCATTATCTTTCATTAACTCTAATTGTTTTTCAGTTACTTTATCTCCATTCTTAGCAAATTCATACATCTTTTTATAGTTTTCTTTTATTTCTAATACCTTTTTATCCAGGTATTTAACTTCCTCATCGTAAGTTAATTCATTCCACTCCATATTATCACTCACCCTTCGACATATACTTCTATATTTAAAATGCAATTTCCTTCTTTTGTCGAATTATTTAAAAATATAACTAATATTTTATTATTGAAATTACCAGTTTATTAAGATACAATAATACTTGTAGTTTACTACATGAACTTTAAAAAAAGAATAATTGGGAGGCCAAAAAATGATCACAAAGAAACTTGTGGTTAGAGTCACCACTATCCTTTTACTTTTAATCCTTATTTCTTATTATGTTGCTTTAATTTTAAGGTATTAGAAGTATTAAGACTCCTCGATATTTGTCTTAACAAATAAGATAAATATCCTGGCCTCCTTGATAATAAATTAAATGATTTGGATGCAATTCTTAGAGTTGTGTCCAAATCATTTTTGCTTATAATCCCTGTAGTTAAGCCATTTATACCTAATTCAAATAATTATACTTGAAAACATATATTGTTAAAAGTATGTGATTATCTATAAAAATCTGCTATTTTATGTCCATTTAGCCCTTTAAAATCCCCATAGATATTAATAAAATAAATTATTTGCTGTTTTAAACAATTCTTATATATCTCATAAATATCTTTTCGAATCATTTATTATTAAGTTTCTTCAATATCTCTTCAAGTAGCTCATTATTCCTATTAACTTTCCAAGGTAAAGTAATCCAATCATATATAAGACACGTTACAAGAACTATTAATACTAAAATAACTATTTCCTTTATCACTTCCAAAAGTATCACCTCATCTGCTTAATAGCTCCTTTAATTCTTTTATAACTTCTTTCCTTCATACATTCCCTAAGATCATCACCAATCTTCTCCTTTGAAACTTTTTTACTATTGCAGCAAGGGCATGCTATATATCTGTCTTTAGGCATCATGTTCACATCCTCAGTCATCAATACAAATTCTGATTTACATGTTCTACATTTATAGCCTGTATACATTTTCAGCATATCCTCACCTCAAATTTATTTATAATTTTGCATAAAAAAGAACATCCATCTCTGAATGTTCTTTTTAACCTTTACTGTAGTGGTTGAAATCCCTACATATATTATTCTACAATACAATTATAACTCTTTTTTCTATAATAAAACGTGCAATTTTGGTGCAATTTTGGTGCATGATTTTTTATATAACTAAATATATGCATTACACTATAAAAAACTTAATAATTTATAATTTGTTATACTTAGTCGATTTTCCTTTACATTTATCAATTGGGTATTTTTTGTTATTTTTAAGCAACTTTTTATCAATAGCTTCAAACAAATTTAAATTTAATTTATCGCATAAAAGCAATAAATAATTTCCTACATCTGCTATTTCATCTTCTATTTTTACTATTTCAGAACTATTAATCATTTCCCCTACTTCTTCACTATTTTTCCATTGAAAACATTCTAATAATTCACTTGCTTCAAGACTTAAAGAAATAGCCAAATCTTTTGGATTATGAAATTTATCCCAATCTCTAATATTACTAAATTCAACTATCTCATTTGTTATTTCTTTTAGAGATTTTTCCATAATTATCACCTCTAATTCTCATTTTTAAAATAAGCTATATAAGTTTTATTACTCAGTTCCAATTTTTTGTCTATGTTTCCCTTAACAATGTAAGAATCAGCATCTCCTGTTTTCTTATTATAGTTGTATACTCTATATAGATAATATTTATCACTATTTATCCTTGAAAAATTAACTTCACTTTCTTCAATCATAAATGGTGTGTTTATTCCATACTCAGTAGTCTTTACTTCAATATATTTTTCTATTTTATTGCCTTTATCATCAACATCAAATGATAATATATCATACCCAGCTTTATCACCTATGTCCTTTGATACATGTACTATATCCTTAATTAAATCTTTTCTTCCTTTTTTCAACAATCGTTTTTTTTCTGCATTTATAACTAATAATTCTCCAGCTTCTCCAAGCTTACCGTTTTTCTTATTTTCCTCATCATAATTTCTTTTTGTAGACTTCTTATCTAAATTGTTACCTTTAGCAGCATTTCTTTTTATTTTCATACTTTCAGGGATTAGCTCTCCTGTATTCAATGAACCAATATTAAATTGGTTGTCCTTATCTTCACTACTTTCTAAATTATTCAAATCGTTTTGTAAATTATTCACATTCATTACTTTCTTTTTTATATCGTTATAAAAATTTTCATCCAAATTAACATACAATAAAGATGCCATACCTTTACATTCTAATACCTTTTCCTCACCTATAGTATCAACTGTCCCCTTATAATTATATATATATTGCGTATCGTTAAAATCTATTTTTTTTAAATTAGAAACTCTTACAAACGCATAACTTCTCATCTGGCCTTCAATACCCTTTTTAATTTTTCCAATTCTAGAATGATAATATTTAGGTATAAGTTCCTTTATATCAGGATTTATATCGGGATATTCTCTATCATAATATCCTTCTAATTTCCCTACGTATAATTCTTTTGAATTTCTACTATAAAAGAAAACAAATGTAATGATTTTTTTTTCAAATTGTTCATCTAAAATTGATGTTCTCATTTTCCATAAACCAGTTTTGTTTCTACTAAATTTTGTTTTTGTAAAATGTCCCCAACAAAATTCACCTTTTTCTAACGTTACTTTTATATGTTCAGCCATAGTGTGAACATTAGGGAAATCTTTGTTCTCCTCATTGTATTTTATAAATATGTTTAAATTTTCACTAACCATCTTATCAACTCCCTTAAGCTAATTATAATTATTTAATTTCGAAAGTCAAATGGTAGTTTTCAATGCTCTTTTTTTATCTATCCCTTTATTATAAGCATATTCAGCAAATTAGTAGAGTGTTTTTTATCTTTCCACTAATTCAATCCACTATTACATTCTACACTATTAACTAAAAAAATTACCTATATATTATACTTTCTTAAATTCTCCCACTCCTCCCAGTTGGCGACATTCTCAATTAATTTTTGCTTTTTCCTTGTTACATTAGATCTAGTTAAATGTAATTCAACACCAACACGCCAATCTGGGAGTTCTTTTTTATACTTAGTTTCAAGGAATTTAAAATCCTCTTTACGAAGTCCACCTATATTATCACCCATAATTATATTATCAGCTTCAATAGTTCTTATTTTTTCCTCTAGTTCACATATTTCATCAATCTTCCTTGACTGCTCTTTTATTAATCTATCTGTTATTTTTAATGCAGTTCTTTCAGCATAACTTTCACCTGTAGAGCTTGTCTGAACTCTTTCCTCGTATGCTATGCTTTTACTTCCTTCTGGAATAGATATATCTGTACTTCTTAGCTTCTCATCTATTTGATTTACATGTTTATTTAACAATTCTATCTTATGTTTAAGACTATTTACTATCTTGTCTTTTTCAAAGTAATTATAAAGCTTTTTTTCAGTGTTTCTGAATGTCTCTTTATCTATCATTCTATCACCTCTTGTTAATTTAACTATTCTTATATTCAACTCTTAACCAAGTCAGTATACTTCTCATTGTTTCAATTTCAAGTCTTATATTGTTCATACTATCCACCGCAGTATAATAACTTGATTCTGCTATATCTCTATTCATTCTAAGGTCCGCAACCTTTTCATCACCTTTTGCTAATTCTAAAGTTAATGTTGCTGGATATTTTTCAGCTTTTAATATCAATATCTTTTTATTTAAAGCAACTTTATAATTCCTCTCTGCTTCGGCTTTCTTGATACCTAAAGTCTTAATTTCTGTATTTCCTTTAGTAAGTGCTATTTGTGCTATATTTATTTTTTCCATTATTTCTCCTGGTGTCATATGATCCTCCTTAAATTTATTTTTAAACGCAAAAACACCGCAAAATTCGTTTTTGAATAATACGGTGTTTTGCTTTTTTGCTATTATATTAATATAATGATGAGTTAGGAACAGAAAAACTTGATTGCAATAACCTTCTTTTATAATTCATCTAGCATAGATGAGAATTTCTTTTTTCTTCCTATAGATAGCGTATCATAATTTGATACGAATTCCATTGCAGTTTTAAATCTTTCAATTATCCAACATGAATTCTTTTCTAATTCTGAAAATAATCCATCATTTATTAATTTTTCAAAACTGATATCTGTATTTGTATTTCTATATTTATCCTGTAATAGTTTAACAATAAAGTCTTCTTCATTTCTGCTACACTTATCAGATTGAGCAATTTTACAAGTTCTATTAATTATTTCGGCATAATATGAATTTTTTATAGCTGCACATCCTATAAGTTTGCGTCCTTCATTCCCAACTCCTATAGATGAATATATCATAGGAATTACAATTTCATTAGATTTATCATTTTCTTCATAAAAGTTTCTTAATTCAATTAGTCCAGGATATAACACATTTTTGATAAATCTAGATTGTTGTAGTTCATATAACATATCTAAATAATTTGTTGTTATCCTAAACGTATTCTCTTTTAACCATGCAGATAAAAATCTTTTTTGTTGATCATCATCTAATTGGACTGTGTATAATGCTGCAAAATATTCTTGAAAAGATCTATGTGAAAATCGATAATCCAATCCTTCATGTATTAACATACATACAGAATTTGTTAAGTCCTTCAAGTAACTTGAAGAATCAAAATTTGCAGTTATTATTTTTTTGCTTTTTGCCGTTGATATATAATAAATAATTTTATCTTCCGAAAATTCATACTCACTATTAAAAAATGATTTAAAGCAAAAATAAGAAAATACTGCTTTGAAATCTTCATATCCCAACCTGCACGAAATATCTCTCTTATATCCTCCCTTTGAAGCGTCATGTGTATGAAATAAAGTCGTAAATGCTTGTTCATAAAAATCGTTTAATTTATCAGGAACAGATATTCTATTTTCAAAAGTCAATAACATAATAGTAAGCAACAATGGGTTTGATACAAACGTTTGATACTTTTTATATAATTTTTTATCTAATTCAATATAAAATTTATTTTTTATATTTTCATCATATTCTAATTTTTTTATAAGCGACAATGCTTGTTTTTTACTTAGAGTCATAGATTGTAATTCTGTAAATCCATTCCAACCTACAAACTCATCTAAAGGGCGTGAAGTTGTAACATAATAATTATCAGGATATTTATCACATAAATCTAATATACATTTTGTTACTTTCTCTGACAAACCATTTTTCACTTCATCAAAACCATCTAACAAAATTAAGTAACACCCCGTTTCCAAACTATACTCAAAGTATTTTTTATCTAATTTAAATTTATATCTATTCATAACTTGATACATATATTCCACCAAATCAATATCTTTTTCATTAATATCATTTAATCCTCTTAACTCTATAAGTATAGGTATTAGTTTTACTTTCTCCATACAATTCAAAAATAAATGTTTCATCATAACGCTTTTACCAATACCACCAGTTCCGGTTACTATTATTTTATGTCCAACATTTAATATATTATTCACATCACAGGTATCTATTATCTTTCCATCACATTTTAGCCCTATACACTCATAAAATGAATATATTTTTTTAGGTGTGTGCCTATATAGTAATGTTTTAATTTTGCATTGTATTTCTTTAGAATAATTCAAATATTCTTCAAATGCATGTCCAAGATCAATTTCTTCTCTATTCTGAACATCTATAAAATAATCTTTCATTTTCTTTAATACTAAATTAGCTACAGACTTAGCTAAATCTGTAATTACATCTGCTTTAATCTTGTTTGTATCTATTCCATTCAACATATTTTCCCCCATTATTATATATTTTTTTACACTATCAATTATAATTTTAAGTAATTTGTAAAAATTATGCTAATTATACCATAACTTAATTAATGTAAATTATATCATGTTAAGGTCCTATATTGAAGAATTTATATTTACAAGCACCGCATTATTCAATTTTCAAAGTACAGTTTTAACCAATCATAATCGTTTCGCAATCTCGTATATTACATTTACTGTTACCCCATTACCTGCTTGTTTGTATAGTTGGCTATCTGAACAAACACTTGCTGCTTTTTCAAAATCTTCATCATTCCAACCTTGTAATCTAAAACATTCTTTTGGAGTTAATTTTCTTATTCTTCTGCCTATAAGAGTTCCTTGGTTGCATGATGTTGTTAAGGTATTTGCCGCCTCTTTACCAACCCTTCCACGTCTAGTACTGCTATTGGGTTGCTCTAAGTTTATAGAATCTCCCTCGTGTGCTTCTGCATATCCTTGCTTCGTAGCTTCTTTAATAAGTACCCCATGCCTATCTTGTGCAGTTAATGTAAACATTGATTCTCCTGGCTCTTTAATTCTTCTTCCGTTTTGGCGTTTCTCTATTCTATTTGGAGCTAATACTGCTACTGCGGTCATTTCTTGATTTCCTATACCTTTGTAATCACGAGCCATTAAACAATTAGCAACATCTGTATATTTAGCATTTGATTTTCTGCTTACATTAACAGCATTTAAACCTGTTTTAGCACCTTGACCGCCACCTTCAGCCTTTAATGTCATTGCTATACCATTGCTATCATAAACCCTTTGTGCATCACTTCCAGGTATTAATTGTTTGAGATTAGTTTTATTGTTGATTCCTCCGATAGGAAATACTTCTCGTCTACTTCTTCCTCTAATATGTCCAATAATGAACACTCTTTCTCTGTTTTGTGGTAATCCGAAATATTTAGTGTTGAGAACTTGCCACTCTGCATCGTACCCGATTTCATCCAATTCAATGAGAAGTTTAAGGAAGTCAATCCCCCCATTAACACTAAGTAAGTTTTTAACGTTCTCAATGAATAATGTTGAGGGTCTATCTTCTTCTTCGAGGTCTGCAATAAGTTTTGTAACTGTGAAAAACAAACTCGAACGCTTTCCATTGAATCCGAGTTGCTTTCCGGCAACGCTAATGTCTTGACATGGAAATCCGAAGCACCAAACATCTGATTTAGGCAATTCATCTGCTCGTACTTTTCTGATATCTTCTCCAAACCATTCATCCTCCTTTAGTTCATGTATAACTTTATAACTTCTATTAGCATACTTATCCCATTCGCAATGCCCTAAGCACTTATGTCCGGCCATTTCCATACCTCGTCTAAATCCACCTATTCCAGCGAAAAAATCTAAAAATGTTTTACTCAAAATTTCACCTTCTTTGCTACTTCATATTCATATTACGTAAGCAACATAGCATGACCTCTCCTGTGCACATAATCTTTGCATTGAGCATTTAACCCACATACCTATTTATTCATTCTCATCAAACATACTCACCTGAGGATCTTCTACTGGTACTGCAATAAATCTTCCGTCGTCATCAACTTTGATTTCTCTTTCTGCCTCATACTCGCCTTCCTGTTTAAACTGCTTTTTTAAAGTAGTTGTTACCTTATGAACAAATCTTGGTCTCCTATATGCATATGTTTTTACAGTCATTTCCCCAAATTCATCTTTCTTAGGAAACTCTTTAAATGCTTTTGGAATCTCAATATTTAATTTCAATGATATTTCTCCACCTACAAAATCCTTGTCATAAACCTTCTTTATGGTCCTTTCTATCTCCGTATTAAGGTTATCCAGCATTTCTTGAAATATAGGACTATAAATATCAATCTCCAATACCTTACTTGATAAATCTATTCTCTCAGCAATCTTGTCCATTTTTTTTATTCTCCCTTCTCTTTTTTTGTAATTCTTTATAATCCATCCAACCAGTAGCACTATATTTTAAACTTCTTGCTATCCATTTAAACGTTAAATCTTGATGTATATATTTTAGTTGTTTGAATTTTAATGAGCCTTGCTGTGTCTCGTATCCTTTTACATCTATATACTCTATAGTTCCATCTAGGTTATAAACTTTAAAATCTAATGTATATGTTGCAGCTCTTTCAGTTTTTCCTTTGTATTTAAAGCTTGGTATTATAATGAATTTAGGTTGCAACTCAAAATTTAATATTTCACCTTTAGCTTTTCTTTGCTTAAGAAACTGATAGTATTTAGCTTCATCCTTACTGGCAAATGTAATCCCATCAATTGTTATCTTTTGTGACTTATATTTACTCATTTCTATTAGCCTTCTTTCATTTGAATATCATATGATAATTAGAATTTATAGTAGTATCAAAATTTATAATTATTTTTTTATATATTCTTATGGATTCACCTCTTCCATCCACCTTTTAACTTGCAAACACGCTTTTCTAATACTCATACCGTCCTTTACAAGTCTTATAACTTCATCTATCCAAAAGTTTAAATCCATTCTTACTCCTTTTCTGCAAACATATTTAATTGACCACTTTTTAGTTTATTAATCCTTTTAATCAATGATTCCTTGTGTTTTTCTGAAACGCTATATTTTAATGAAAGTTCAAGACGCTCTATCTCAGTTAACTCTTTTATTTTCATAAATTCACTCCTTGTCCCATCCTAAGAGCTTCTTTTCTAAGTCGTCATAGTCATAATGTCTTTGACCTGGATAATCTGCAAAATTAGTAATCTTCCCTTTATTCTTGCTACTAATATTTTTCTTAGGATCATTCATCTGCAATACTAACGTGTCATATTTCTCGCGTAACTTATTAGGGCTTAAAATATTTTTATACCAAAAGCTATCATGTTGACACCATTTAATAACCTGTTTAACTTCTTCAATATCCCTCTTATCAATTCTTAATATATAATCAAAGTGCTTGAACCATGTTTCAAAATTAGGTTCTTTAGCACTAGGATTATTATCTTTAATATGGTTAAAAAGATATTGAGAGAGTCGGAACTCATTTGAGTTTTGACTATACTTATTATCATTATTATCATTGTTCTCATTATTATCATTATTGTTTGTATGTTTCTGTGACGCTTCAGTGGTGCTTGAATGACGTTTCAGTGATGTTTCTGTGACGTTTTTAGTGATGTTCATATCTTGGTAAAGTTCGTAATTTACTATATTTATAGTGGTTTTTTTAGCGTCGCTTTTATAGATAATCATTTTATCGTCTGACAGTAATTCTAAAAACCTTTTTACTTTTGAATTACTCCACCCCCATTTGTCACATAACTTCCTTATTGATGTTATAAATTGCCCTCTTTCAACTGCAATTAAATTGCTATCAAACAATATTTTTTTGTCTTGATGATTGGCTGACAGGAGAAGGTCTATCCATGCATGAGCTTTATCAAATGGTTTCTCCTGCCATAACCAACTATCTTGAATTTTTCTATATAAGCTTATCCAACCTTTGCCTTCTCCCATGCCTATTTGCTCCTTTATAATTCCAGTTCCAAACCTTTATCTGCAATGTATGTCGGTATGCCTGTTAATTTTTCAATCTCTTCCTTAAATTCCAAATCATTACTATTACTGTCACTAAGATGCAATAATGTAATTTCTTTTACTTGCCTTAAATCTGTTTCCTTTAAAAATTCTTTTACATGTTCTAAGCTGAAATGTGACTTTAAAAGTCTATCTCTTAAGCTGTTATGTGTTACTCCTTTTTTAAAGTTGTTTTCAAGTATTTCACTTGAATAGTTGCATTCAATCATTATGTGAATTAGTCCATTGAATTCATACTGGCAATAGTAACTATCAGTTATGAATAATAACTTACCAAATTCTTTATGATGTATTAAAAATCCAAGTGGTTCTGCTACGTCATGCTGTACTTTAAAAGGAAGAACTATAAAATTTCCTATATTGAACTGTTCTCTTGACTTTATAAGTTTAAATCTATAATTCATATTTAATGCATACTCTTGTTGCAAATATTCCTTCATAGTCCCTTGACTTGTATAGACATCAATTCCGTTGTTTAATACCTCACTTATAGCCTTAGAATGGTCTTTATGTTCATGAGTGACTAAACACCCAACCACACTAATCAAATTGAAATTTAAGCCTTTTAAGATAGTTTTATAAGGCAATCCACATTCTATAATTAAAGTTTCCTTTTCATTTTGGAGTACGTAGCAGTTTCCACTACTACCACTCCCCAATACTTTCAATTTCATTAGAATGCTGGTCCTTCCATCTTAGTTTGCTGCATAACTGCTTCTGAATTTTCTTCTACCTTTTGAACTTCTTCAACATCAATTACATTTTCCTTTGGAGCTTCAATATCAATCTTCTTAGAATTGCCTTTTTCTTTGATTTCTTCCTCAACCTCGGCTTCAACATTATTAATTAATTTATCCTCGTCATATTGCTTTTCATCTGAATTGTTGAAAGCTTCAATTAAAATATCACTATCATCTGAGGTATTAGCAAACATTTTACAAGCTCTATTAATCACTGATTTCTTAGCCATTTCTTCAGCAAAGTTATTATGTGCTGTTGACTTACCACTTTTATATGCCACACCTTGTCCCCAAGCTTTCTTTATTTGATTAATATTCATTACTTCAGTATATATTGGACCGTTTTCACCTAGTATTACTGCAAAGGCTCCTTTTATTTTTGTTATATCTATATTTTCAAACTTAGGATTAAACTTAGTTATCTTTAAAGTAGCTGTATTTAGATCATATTCCTGTTCAAACTCGTCGCCTTCATATATGCAATAAGCTTTTACATCTTTTATTCCCTTAAGTCTTTTAGTAACTGCAACAGTACCCATGTAACTTCTCATGAGTTGTAGTTTGTTACCGTAAACTACAAAGTAACATTGCTTTTTTGCTGGACTTAAACCTTGTATAACCATGTCTAAAAGTGAATTTGCTATAGTAGATTTTGAACATACTTGCAATGCACCTTTTTGATTTCTATCCACCGTTTCTTGAAGCAAGAGCCACGCACTTTTAAGGGCATTGGCAGCACTATATCCATGTGGTACAATTAATTCACCTTTTTTACTTAAATCATTTACTCTACTTAAAACTTCCTCCGTCACATTTTTTTCTTGAGTTGTTAATGCTTTATTATCGGTACTTTGAATACTATTTGTCATTCCATATTCCCTCACTTTCAATTCTTAATTTTTTATCCTTAGACACTATTAAATTTACTATTTGTGAATTGCTTTCTATGATCTGATTAACTGATTCTCTATTATCTATGAATATAGGTGCTTGTACTCCATAAAACTCTGATAAAGCATTTATAATATCAATTCCAGCATTATACTGTGAAGCTGTATTCGCATTACTGAAAGGTACTCCATCAATTAGAGCCTCACATGATTCATTCAATCCACCATTTTTCTGTATATCAAACAGCTTAAACTTCACATATTTAAATTTGTTGTTAATGCTTGATTCCAAGAGCTCAACCTTAGTCTTAATAAATTCTTCTGTAAGATATTCTTGCTTTTCAAGGTCTGCAATTAATTGTGCCAACCTTTTTTCTTCTGCTTGAAGTTCATCTATTCTTTCTTTAAGCTTTATATTTTGTTCTTTATATGCAATTAAATTATTAATACCACCTAATTCAATTTCAAAATTAGCTTTTTGGTGCTTAAGTTCTTGTACTTGATTATCTACAGTTGAAGGAGTATCTATTTCTGATTCTAAGTCACTAATCTGCTGCATAAGTTCTTGATATTCCTTATTGTTATTAAAGTCCACACTAGGCTTAAATTCTAATATTTGCTTATTAACCTCGGATTTATGTGACACAAGTTCAGTAAGCTCCTTATCATATGTTTCAAATCTCTGTTTAAGTTGTGTTATTTCAGTTTTAAGCTCTTCTAACTCATTACTCTTAGCTTTACCTTTTTCATTGATTTGCTTTTTTCTTTCTGCTTTAGATTGATTAAAGTTATCTGTCATTTCTTGCTTCTTGATTTCTATATCATCAGCTTCAAATGGTCTTTTACAAGTGGGGCATATAAATTCATTTTCATCAAACTCTAATACTTCATCATTTACCTCATACCATTGCTTTTTTAAAGTAGCTATTGAATTTTCAATTATTGGAATATTTTTATCTTTAGCTTTTATCTTATCCATAGTTCTGTCCACTTTACTTTGAGCATCATATATATTTCTTTCAATATCTCTTAGCTGCTGATTCAAATTATTTAATGGTTCTTGTGCCTTAGACTTCAAATCATATTCCATATCATTGAGTTTAGCTTTCAAATCATAAACCTGCTTCTTTTTATTTAGCACTTCTTCATTAACTTTACTGCTATCAAGAATTTTTTCATCCAATGCATTTATGTTTAAAAGAATTGTCTTTTTATTGGATTCCTGAATATTAAAATCAATATCATTTCTCATAGTTCTATTAAGTTCGTCTACTCTAGCAGGTATTGATTCCTTATCCTTTTTTAATTTTGCTTTCTGTGCCTTAACTCTTTTACTTAAGCTGTCCATATCTTCATTTGGTTTAAGCAGCTTGCTTAACTCTGCGAGCTTATCGTTATAGTTAATAACATCTTCAATACTTACATCACCATTTAAGTCAAAAATTATTTTTCTTCTGTCTTGCCATTTAAGTCCTAGGCTAAAATATAGTGGATTTGTTAATAGTTTAAAAATATCTTCATCACCAGTAATTTCCTTGATTTTGCTTTTGTATTCCCCTTGCTTAAATGGGACTTCATCCACATAATAAGATGATTCTGTTCCTTTAAGCTCTGCTTCAACTTCTCCACGTTTTTTAACCCATTTTTCACTTAAAACTTTTTTCAATACTGTTTTTATGCTATCTATTTCAACCACAGCGGACACTTCTGTCTCAAGCATGTGAATTACATTATTGTTACCATCTAATGGATGCACATCAAATTTACTACGATCTTGACTATCTTTATCGAATAACAACCATGTGAAAGCATCAAATATGGTTGTTTTACCTGTTCCATTTTCTCCATAGATATCTGTTATCTTTGAAAAATCTATTGTCAAATCCTTAATACCTTTGAAGTTCTTAAGTGATAATTGTTTTAAAAATATTGTTTTACTCAATTTCTATCCCCCCATTTGATTTTTTCTACATTCTGTAATAGAATGTATTTGAGATTTTTTATTTTTGAACTCTTTGGCGAGAGTTCTTTTTTTATTTACCTTCAGTTTCTTGCATCAACTTTTTTAAATACCTTGAAAGTTCACTTGACGTACCTGAGAAATTTACAAATGTATGTTTACCTTTAACTGAATTCGTAATTTGATTTTTTTCAAGCTGCTTAATTTTCATAATTAATTTCATTTTAGTTAATGCAAAACTTTCACAAACCTCCTCAAGACCTAAATTCTTTTTTCTCAGTTCAACATTCTCTTCTAATGCAGCGATAAGTTTTTTATTTAATTTTTTAACTATTTTACACATGATTTATTCCTCCAAATAATTTTTTGTATTTTTACAATAGGCTTGTCCAGTTCTTGTGATTTCGCTATGGTTCTTGGGTCATTTAATCCAAACTTTTCAATGCAGTTATAAAGCTCCTCCCTCAATTTTTCCAATGTCTTCATTCTCCTTCAAAATTTTATTTAATACTTCTTCAAAACTCATTTCTGATACTGTGTTACCTGTTTTTGTCTCATATATATGTTCATGGTCAAAATCATACCTAAGCTGCTTTTTAACTTTAATTGTCTTTAAGTTACTCACTCTTACTCCTCCCTTCTAATAATTACAATTGCTTGCTCATATTGATAGCTTTATCTATGAATTCATTAAGTTGCTTCGGTGATAACCTTTTTACAAGTATTTTTACAATTGCCTTCGAATATCTTTCTTGTAATTCAAACATATCTTTTGGGATTTCCATAGTAACTGATCTAATTTTACTGTGCATATCACCGCCTCCCTCTAATAGTTTTTATGTTTTAAATTGATTGTCCTATTACTAATTATTGATTAGCTTTGTTTCTAACGCTTATAGCGTAATTTTATTTTAAAAATGTACTATCCAACGATATTTCTAATACTTTAGCTATTTCAACCATAACTGGCATGCTTGGTTTCTTTCTACCTTTTTCTATGTCACAAACTAAAGATGTACTCTTATTTATAAATTTTGCTAAATCAGTCTGTGACATATCCTTACTCTTTCTAGCTATAATAAGAGCGTCTTTAAATTTCTCTTTTATAATATCATCCATATTATCACTCCTTTTTCTACGCCTCATGAGTAAATTGTAATACGCACAAAGCGTAATAGCAAGTGAAGATTTCTTTATATTTTACGCTACAAGCCTAAAAACTAAGATTAAGCTACATATTCTTACTCTATCGGCGTATTTCTCTGTTTTTTAAAGATTTAGACTTAATGTGAGGATTTACACCAAGAGCGTAAAAAAATATAATGGTTATATATTTAAACAGGAGGTCAATTTAAATGAAAATATCAAAAAAACTACGTGCTTTTAGGACTGAACAAAAACTTACGTTGAAAGAATTATCTGAAAAAAGTGGAATTTCTCTATCTTTCATATCTGATATTGAAAATGATCGCCGTACTCCAAGTATAGAAAAATTAAAAACCCTAGCGTCAGCACTTGGAGTTCCTGCTAGTGAATTTTTAGAAGAAAGTAATCCCAACAATAAAATCAATAACCCTGATTTTAACAAAGAAAAGAATGCAGTTTCTAAAATTACAGATATTAAAGAAGCTATGGAAATCATTCTTTCACAACCGGGTTTAATGTTAAATGGCAAATTACTTTCAGATGAAAGTAAAATTGCTTTAGCAAATGCAATAAAAATGGGGTTAGCCTACGCTGAACAACAGCAAGAGAAGGAGAAACTTAAAGATAAGTAATTCTCAAGGATTGGGGGTTAATTTGTGATTGATACAAATAAATACATTCATGATACAATACTGAGATTAGTTGATACATACGGAACAAATAACCCATTTGAACTTTGTGATTATTTGAATATAAAAGTAATAAAATCTAATCTTGGAAATGAAATAAAAGGATTTTTTCAAAGAACCTATAATAATTATGAGCTAATTCACATACATAATGGATTAAATGATTCTGAATCTAAATATATATGTGCTCATGAATTAGGACATGCTATTTTGCACACTGACTTGTCAATTGGATTTTTTATTGAAAACAAGTTGCAAATAAAAGATAGATATGAAGCTGAGGCTGATAGATTTGCAGCGATATTATTATTACCAAATGAAATAAGTTTTGAGTGTAAATATATGAACTTACAGCAGTTGTCGTCTTATTATCAAGTTCCAAAAAAGTTAATTGAATATAAGTTTAAAAATTGACAAATATTAAATTTACGATTTATTTCTAAGAATATTAAAATAAGAATAATTTTTAAAGGGAGTAATAAATTTGAAAGCTGCAATTTATAGTAGAAAAAGTAAATTCACTGGTAAAGGTGAATCTATAGAAAATCAAATTGAGCTGTGTAAAAATTATGCATTGAATTTAGGCATAACAGAATTTATTGTATACGAAGATGAAGGCTTTTCTGGTAAAAATATAGATAGACCAAACTTTCAAAAACTTTTGAGTGATGCAAGAGAAAGAAAATTTGATACAATAATATGTTATAGATTAGATCGTATAAGCAGAAATATAGCTGACTTTTCTAGTCTAATTAATGAATTGCAAGATTTAGGATTAGGTTTCATAAGTATTAGAGAGCAATTTGACACAACAACTCCAATGGGCAGGGCTATGATGTACATAGCTTCAGTATTCGCACAACTTGAGCGTGAAACTATTGCGGAACGAGTTCGAGATAATATGCTTGAACTTGCAAAAACTGGTAGATGGCTTGGTGGTCAAACACCACTAGGCTTTAAAAGCGAAGCTATATCATATTTTGATTCTGAAATGAACGAAAAGAAAATGTTTAAATTGTCTCCTGAAAATGAAGAATTAAAAATAGTTAATCTTATTTATGACAAATATTTAGAATTTAAATCTTTAAGTCAAGTTACAAAATATCTAACACAAAATATGATTAAAAGTAAAACAGGTAATACAATTTGGAATAAACGTACTGTTCAAGATGTATTAACAAACCCAGCATATGTAAAGGCAGATGATAAAGTTTTATCTTTTTTTAAAGATCAAGGAATAACTGTTGCTGGAAATGCGGATAAAAAGCATGGCATTTTGACATACAATAAGAAAAAAGGTACTAAGTCATTTAGAGATACTGATGAATGGATTGCAGCCATTTCAAAACACCTAGGTGTAATTGAATCTTATACATGGTTAAAAGTTCAAAACACACTAGCCGTAAATAAAGAAAAAGCCCCTAGAATGGGCAAAACAAACAATGTTCTATTAACCGGAATATTAAAATGTCATAAATGTGGTAGTTCAATGAAAGTTATACATGGTAGAACCGATAAGGATGGTAAAAAAATATTTTATTATAAATGCTCTTTAAAAGAAGCCAGTGGAAATAAAAGATGTGATAATTCTAACGTACGTGCGGATGAACTTGAAAAAGTATTAATTAAAAAAATAGAAGAAATTTCTTCTGACAAAGGCTTAATTTTAAAGGAACTTAAAGCTTTTAAAGAAAATCTTGATATATCTGATACTGCGTCATTTGCACTTGAAAACACACAAAAAAATATAAAGAATAAAAAATCTCAGATTGAAAATTTAGTTGATCAACTTTCGCTAAATCCCAGTATTAGTGAATATATAATTCCTCAAATAAATACTTTAGATAAAGAAATCAAAGCATTGAAATTATCTGAAAATGAAATAAAAGATACCAAAAATGATTTTATACAAAGTGATATGAACATAGATCTTATGCTTGAATTGCTAAAAAAAGTTTCTATTATTGATTCACTTGATGTTGAGGAAAAGAAGCTAGTTTTAAACAGCATATTGGATGAAGTTACATGGGATGGTGATACTGGCAATATAGATATTACTCTATGGGGAATGCGTAAAAAAAAAGTAAAATTTAATCCGATAGACATTAATAAATTGTTGCACTTTAGTAAGTCAAGCAGAAGCTATTGCTACAGGATCTCTTGCTGGCCATAATGCAGTTAGAAGTGCTTTAGGTATGCCTCCTTTAATTTTACCAAGAAATACAGTTATAGGAGATATTATTGAATTTGCAAATTATATGATGATTTCCCAAGAAGGAAGAAGGAAACGATTTACCTTTGCAGGATCAATATATTTTGAAAGAATGAAAGAATTAAATCTTTATACAACTGATGAAATTGAAATCAAGCGTAAAATTGAAAAGTTGAATCTTACTAATATTTTTAGTGAAAAATTGTTGTAAAAAGGTTTAAAATCAGATAACCGTACACTAATCTTAAACTAGTGTGCGGTTATTTAATTTCTACACATGTTCTAAAACAGCTATTTATATTAGATTCAACTAAACTAAATCTGTAATTGTGGTATCTGTAACATTTATATCTTTTTCATCAATTTCTACTAAATGGTTTTTATCTATTTTAATAATTATAGGTTTACCATTATTTTTAGATAAAATCATTAAAAATATTATAATAACAATAACCAATACAATTATAGTGTGAACTCCATTTTTTTTCATATGTGGCACCTCAATATTACAAATTTAAGTAACACCTTATAAATTATAGTTTTTATTTCTGTAACATTAATATTATATTCAATAGAGTTGGAATTGACATAATTTAATCATATACTTAATAAGTAATTATAATATTTTGTTGCTTTTTTTTACATAATATATTAAAATTGTATTACTTAAATTTATATAAAATAAAGGATTTGATACTTATGAATATAAAAAATTCAATAGAAGTTCTACGAGATGAGCTGAATACTATGACATTAGATGATACAAACCTTACAAAAGATAAGATAGTTAGATTAAGCGAAGAATTGGACAAACTTATTGAAAAATATTATTTGTGTGAAGATAAAACAGATTATTGTAGTTGA